CCTTTAACCTTGCTGAAAAATTAAACAAACTATTTCAATGTCAAGACTTTGGTGTGTACAAACTAACCACTGGCGAAGAAATAAAAGAAAAATGATTTCCAAAAAAGATCTTACCAAAAAACTCTACGAAGAGTTAGGTGAGAACGCAGAAGGTCTTACTTTCCAAAACTTCCATAAATCTATTTGGATCAATATTCGTGAAAAGAAATCAGGCGGATTACGGTTAACTGAATCTGGATTTGAGTATTTAGAAAGCGTACTAGGTTATAAAAGTTATCGTGTAGAGTTTCCAAAAGACTCAGAATACATTGTAACTAATCAAACTATTATCAATATCGATCGTTACATAGATTGCCCATATTATTTAGAAAGAGATGCTATCACAGTATTCAAAGAAAAAACTGCGGTACAGCTAGTACTGTTTTCTGGTGACATAGCCAAGTTTGGCCGTAGCAATAAAATGGCTAAAGATCTGTTGTAAATACCACAATTTGGACAAACCAGTTGTTGACAAATGCTAGGTTATGCGTTATACTATATACATAGAGCGTATTAATTTAACTTGTTTTAACTAGAAAGGTCCAAAATGGCAAAAGAGATTTCAGCAAATCGTGTTCAAACTCCTAATGAAGCTAAAGCGGCTATCCGTAAATGTTTCAAGGTCAAACGTCCTGTCTTTATGTGGGGTCCCCCAGGTATTGGCAAATCAGATATTATTCATCAAATCGCAGAAGAAACAGGCCGTGAAGTTGTTGACGTTCGCTTGAGTCTTTGGGAACCTACTGATATTAAAGGTATTCCATTTTTTAATCCAGAAACACATACAATGACTTGGGCTCCTCCAATTGAGCTTCCAAGTGATCCAGAGTCTACTGCTGTCCTGTTCTTGGACGAATTGAACTCTGCGGCTCCTGCTACACAGGCGGCGGCTTATCAGTTGATTTTGAACCGTCGTGTTGGTACTTATGTATTGCCAAAAGGTGTTAGCATTGTTGCCGCTGGTAACCGCGAAGGCGATAAAGGTGTTACTTATCGTATGCCTGCTCCGTTGGCTAATCGTTTCTTGCACTTGGAATTGAAGCCTAGCTTTGACGACTGGCAAGAATGGGCTGTGTTGAACAAGCAACACGAACAAGTTGTTGGTTACATTGGCTTTGCCAAGAATGACTTGTACGACTATGATCCAAAATCTAGCTCACGCTCTTTTGCTACTCCACGTAGCTGGTCATTTGTAAGCGATTTGTTGGGCGATGACGACTTGCCAGAAAACACTTTGACTGACTTGGTTGCAGGTGCTATCGGTGAAGGTCTTGCTGTTAAGTTTATGGCACACCGCAAGGTTGCTAAACAAATGCCTAAGCCAGAAGATATTTTGGAAGGCAAAGTTAAAAAGATGGACATTAAGGAAATTTCCGCAATGTACTCTTTGACAATTTCAATGTGCTATGAGCTCCAAAGTGCTTGGGAAAAGAAAGCCAAGAACTGGAATGAAATGGCAGATAACTTCTTCGGATTTATGATGGATAATTTCCCAACCGAATTAGTTGTAATGGGTTCCAAAGTTGCGCTCACTAACTACCAATTACCGTTCGACGCAAGTAAGCTGAAGAACTTTGATCGGTTCCACGAGCAGTACGGCAAGTACGTAATGGTTGCAATGGAGAACTAAGAATAGGACCTTCGGGTCCTTTCTTTTTTAAATAAAGGAAAATAAAATGGCTGTTAAGTCTTGGTACCTATCTGTTGTAGAAACAGAGTCACATAAGCCCGTATTACATAAAATGTTTTTTACGGCACCCAAAATGAATGAGTTCATTAAAGAACAGGAAATTTTGGAGAAGTACCCTAAGCCTACATACTACATTGTCAAAGAAAACTATTGACAAACTGGTAAAAAGGCAGTATAATATATACATACAGTCAAACAACGGAGTTAAATTATGGCAGTAATGAAGCAAGAAAAAACTAAAAAAATAGACAAAGAACGTGTCTATACCGCACAAGAACAAAACAAAGTAATTGAGAAATTAACTACTGCACGTGTTGGTCTTTTGCTGAAGCATCCATTTTTTGGTAACCTAGCTACTCGCATGAAATTAATTGATGCAAGTAAATGGTGTTCAACTCTTGCTACAGATGGTCGTAATTTTTATTACAACATTGGTTTCGTAGATGCACTTACTCCACGTGAAGCAGAATTTGGCTTTGCTCACGAAGTTCTACATAACGTATTTGACCATATGGGTCGCCGTAATGAACGTGATCCTCAACTGTCAAACATTGCGGCAGACTTTGCGGCTAACCAAATCCTTAAAGATGAGCGAATTGGTGATGTGCCGCACATGATTAAAATTTTCCAAGACGACAAATATCGTGGTTGGAGTTACGAAAAGATTTACGAAGACCTTGAAAGCAAGGCTATTAAAATCGACTTAAACTCACTCGGCGAATTGCTCGACGATCACCTAGATGACGGCGATGGAGAAGGTCAAGGAGCAGATGGTGACAAAGAAGGTAAAGATGGCAAAGGTGGTGGTCGTCCAAAACTTTCTGAAGAAGAAAAGAAAAAGATCCGTGACGAAATCAAAGAAGCAATGATCAGTGCCGCGCAGGCCGCAGGTGCCGGTCGTGTACCAGCAGGTATTGCTCGTATGATTAAAGATCTTACTGAGCCAAAAATGGATTGGCGTCAACTGTTGCGTATGCAAATCCAAAGTATCATTAAGAACAATTTTAGTTTTAGTCGTCCTAACCGTAAAAGCCAAATGTGCGGTGCAGTATTGCCCGGACTTATGAATGAAGAAACTATCGATGTGTCTTGTGCTATCGACATGTCGGGTAGTATTTCGGATGCAATGGCTAATGACTTTATTTCAGAAGTCAAAGGCATTATGGAAGAATATCAAGACTTTAAATTAGACATCTGGTGTTTTGATACTAGCGTGTACAATTACGAAACATATACCGGCGATAATGCAGACGATATTAACGGCTACAAATGCAAAGGTGGCGGTGGTACTGACTTTGACGCAAACTGGGAATTTATGAAGAACGAAGAAATTGTTCCTAAAAAGTTCATTATGTTTACAGACGGTTATCCATGTGGTAGCTGGGGTGACGAAGACTACTGTGATACGCTGTTTATCATCCACGGAAACGATTCCATAATTCCACCATTCGGCAATGTGGCCTACTATAAATAAAGTAGGTACATTATGGCACTAGCTAGAAATCAAGTTAATGCTCTTAATGTTTTAGGAGTAAGAAAGTTAGATCATATTCCAGACAATTTTACCAAATTGTCTATTAATGGAGTAGATACTATGGCTTTGGAAAGCTGGGTTATGTATAATCTAGACAGCAGGTTTGCTATTAAAAAGAGTCTTAAATTAGACTCTAATAACAAACTTATTGAAAACCAAGAAATAGGTATTGAGGATCCTAGAGAGATAACTATGCTTACCCTGGCGTGTCCACATTTACATAGGAGATATTAAAAATGGCAGATACATTAGATCAAGGTCAAGCAGAACAACAAGCACCAGCTGGAACAGAAGCACCAGCGGCCGCTCCAGAATTAACTATTGCTGATCTTACAAACTTACGTTCAGTTATTGACGTAGCCGCACAACGAGGCGCATTCCGTGCCGCTGAAATGAGTGCAGTCGGCGCAGTTTTCAATAAACTAAACGCATTCTTAGAGGCAGTTTATCCTCAACAATTACCACCTTCTGAAGGCACACCAGACGGCGTAAAACAAGACGCTTAAGGAGCTCAATATGAAACACGTTGGTAAAATGAAAAACAATGGCGCGAAAGTTGCTATTGTTTACCGTACTTTGCCAGGAGATCCTTTAAGCGCCTTAGTAGTCGGTACACAAGGATTAACTGATATGCATCATGACGGTTTAATGACTGTTGTTGAAAGCGAAAGCGGTCAACAAGCAAATGAACTAGCTGATGTTTTGGCAGTACGTAAATTTGCTGATGGCACAAATATGTTGGCATTTTTACATACCAACGGTCATTTGAAAAAAGTTCCTACAGTGAACGTTACAGTTACTCCACAGTTGAATGCTAACCACATCCAATTAGACGAGCTTAATGTTTTGATTGCTGAACAAAAAGGAATTGCCTTAGAGGACTTAGCAGTAAACGATGGTTCTGAAGCTAAGAAAGTTGCTCCTAAAAAGAAAGCAACTACACCTACAGAAGAATCAGTAGAAGACGCTAACAGCGACTTTGAGCTTACTCCTGCAGAATTACGGTCACGTGCTGATGCTTTATTCAAACAAGCACAGGCACTACGTAAGCAAGCAGATGCGATTGATCCACCAAAGAAGAAAACAGCAAAAGCTGAAGCATAAGAAAAGCTCCTTAATTGGAGCTTTTTTTTAGACCTTAACTTCTATTACACCCGGACCGTCCTGCGCATTTTCCAATGCTCGGCCAATTACGGCTAATGGACTATCACCTTCTTTAAATGCTTCTGCATGACCTGGAGTTGCACTAGTAACTAGCAAGTCACCTTTCTTAATTGGGCCAACTACTCGACACGGAACACGACCTTTTAGTGCAACTTCAACTCCTTCAATTCCGTCATTCATTAAATGCGCAGGATTAGTTGAAACAATACCTGCCCAATTTAAACTAGCACGGTTGATAGATAATGTAGTTTCTGCTTCACCGCCAATTACCAAAACTGTGCCTGGTTCGTATTCATTATCGGCAGTATATTTTTCTGCCAAGTCAGCGTATTGTGCCGATGTTGCTAAGCCATGGAATATGTTTCCGTAGAAATCAGTTCCGTGAAAATCGTTAGCATAAACGTTTTTACTAGAATCACGTTGTACAATAGTGTTTGCTTGTGTGCCATCTGTTGTTGCCGCAAAGTAACCACCAGTACCCAATAATGAAGTTGCTTGTAAACTTGCACCAGAACCAATTTGCCATTGTCCGTAGAAGTTACCAGTGTCTGAACTATTAGCACCTGCTCTTAATGCAGGACCTTGGAAACTTGCACCGTAGAAAGAAATACCGCTAATGCCGCCGGTGCCATCACGCTGTACTAGAGTATTTTTAATTGTGTCAGTTGTACCAGATACTGTGGGGGTAATGTATGCATCGCCTGCCGCATTTTTAAGACTGCTGGCCTGGAAAGAAGCGCCACTATCTAGTATCCAAGTACCTCTAATTTTAGGACTGTTAGTTCCGCTTAGACCGCGTACAGTTGCATATCCACTGCCATCTAATTGTAGTATTGATGTAGGTGTTGAGTCTGTTGCAGAGTGTATATAACCACCGTTATCTGCACTTTGTAAAAAGTTTGCGTTTGTTGCTAATCCTGCTGTAGTCGCGGCCACAGTACCACCGCCAACAACACTAATACTTCCATTTACTGTCCAGTTACCTGTAATAACTCCGTTTCCAGATGCAGGTGCAACTGTAGGTTCTGTTGCGCCCGGTGCTGTTAATGTTGCCGAAATTAAATTAGATGCATATAGTTTATTGAAAGAATTTCCAGAACCAGTTGCACCAAGATTTGTTAATGCACTAGCGTTTGGAAGAATAGCATTAGTTGAGCCGCCCCCGTCAATATGGAATATTTCTGTTAGTGCAGAATTTTTTGTAACGTTAAAATTAATTCTACTAGCTTGAATGTTTGATAAGTTACCAACTGTGTTTTGAGTAACGTGTAAGTGAACAATTTTATTTGTACCTACATACAATCCATCGTCAACTGCAATATTAATTGCACCGCTAATACCTGCAAGTTCTGATTTTAATAAGTAATCATCACCGGTGTGAATAGTACTATAGTTTTCTGTTCTTCTTACTAGGCCTTGTGCAGAACTTGCAGTACCCCAGAACAAATAGTCTGTTGATATACCAATTCTATTTGCACCACGAACTGTAACACCTGCGCCAACAGCTGGATATTTTGCAATCAAGCCATCGCTGTTGTTTGTTATAAAACTAAAATCAGATATTAACGCAGGCACGTCGCCAGCAACTTGTTGAAGAATTACTGATCGTTTAACAGCCGCATCATCTGTAATAGTACCAACGATTGCACCAGTAGTCAATGAACTACTTGAGCCAACTGGTCCAATTAGAACGTGTTGAGTTCCGTTATAAACATAAAGTTTTTGTAGTGCGCGGTCCCAGTAAAAATCACCGATAGTTTGATCAACTGGAAAGTATGATTCTAACGGATTAATCAACGCTAGTTTTTTCCAGCCAGCTGTAGTCCCGTCTGTGTTTACATTCAATTTTTTATTTGCAGAATCGTACCATACTTGACCAACTACTGGCTTTGCAGGACTTGTTGAGTTTGCAAAATTTTCTAGTAATTGAAAAAAGTTTTCGTTAACAACTTGTCCATAACCTGAATAATTCTTACCAACAAATGTTAAGTCAGCAGTAGTAGAATTAATGCTACCGTCTTGAATGACAGCAATTTGTTGTCCATTTGTTTTGTTTAAGATATATGGCATGGGTTAACTTCCGTTTCTAAATTTAATAATTGGTAGTAGAGCAACGTTACGTGGTCTAACTTCATTTGCTGTACCTGCTGACTCTGTTCTGTTTTTAATTGTCCAAATAGTGTTGTCATTTGTACCACCATCATTATAACTGGTGTCATTAATAGGTTGTACATAAGCACCATAACCTGCTTCTGGTTCTGCTTGCCCTAAGGCGTTACGTGCTGGGTAACCATAACTGCCATCTAAGTTTCTGCTTCCAGTAATTGGGTTAGATGCATCAGATTGTATTAACCATACGTCATCAATCAAGTGAGTATGGTTGCCGATATCACCAGTTTGGAATGATCCTAGGTTACGTCCGATATCAACTCCTCGACCTAAGTCAACACCTCTAATAAATTCACCCAACAAGTTAGGAATTTTAAATGTATTGCCTGCGCCGCCGTATGTATAACCAACAGCCGCAAATAATTCTGGGTATGAAGTGGTTACTAGTGAACTTCCATCGCACACTAAGTATCCGCCAGGTGCAGTAGAACCGGCATGGTGCATAATTGTACCTGCAGGAACTGCTGTAAAGCCACTAAGTGCTGTGTTTAATGCTCTAGTCAATGCATCTATTTGATTTTGTAAATCGCTATATCTGTTGTCAACGTAGGTTTTAACGGCATGTTGAGTCGGCAATCTTGATGCTAGATTACCTGTTAATGCAACATCATCGTCAAACTGTGTCACTATGTTGTTAACGCTGTCAGTAATAGAAACTAAATTTGCAGTTAAGGCGTTAGTTTGGACTGTTCTACTGATCACATCTCCAGCATTAAGAGATCTCCATGTATTACCAGGGGCACCTAAGTTGTAACTTAGGTCATCGCTTGGAAGCATGTCTCCTTTAACTGACCAAGAACCAATTAGGTTACCTGGATTATTAAGACCTGCACTAAATGTTCTAGCATTAACTGTGTCAAAACGTTGAGTTGAATTACCTAAGTTATTTGAATAGTCTGCATTAGGAACGATTGTTGCATTTGTATCTAATTTCCAGTTACCTGCAATATCACCAATTTGTGATCCTGAATCAATAGCACCAGTATAAACTTTATTAAAACGTAGTACACTAGTTCCTAAGGTGTTACCTAAGTCAGCAAAAGGTGCAATTAAACTGTTATTAGTTAATTGCCAGTTACCTTCAATGGTGCCGTTGGCAATTGCCGATCCTGCACTTAGTTCTAGACTGTAAACATTTTTCCATACGTTATTTGAATTACCTAATTGTTGACGATTATAGTTTGCAGGAATAATACCTTCTTGCAATACTTGAGCTACTTTATTTGCACCATCGTTAACAAACAAACTCATGCCCGGACCATATGCATTAACAATTAGATTGTCATTAATGTCATTGTTAAGTGTGGATGCATTTCTACCTATTGTTACGCCCGATTGGAATGACCATAGGCTAGCAATAGTTTCAGTTTGATCACGCTGTGGGTATGTTGTATCTAATAAATTTGGAATACCGTATAGTGCAACATCAGTACTTGTAGTAACATGACGGTTAGCAATATTGTAATTTTTAAATGTAATACCTCTGTAGACATTTGGAAAACCGCTAGCAACTAGTGTAGCAGTTGACGCAAATGTTCTTTGAGAGAATATTGCCATTGCTTCGCCGTTGATAATCAATTCAACGACTGGGTGATTTGTACCTGTGCTGTCAGCTACCGCAGTAGAACGCATCTTAGTTTCTAAGAAACCTGGAACACGCTCTGGACCAATTAATTGATATCCTGTGCTTGTAGTAGCGATATATAGTTGACGGTCGTCACTCTTATACCAGAAGTCTCCTGGCTGACTAGCGGCTACAGGAGCACCGCCTGCTCTTTGATTAATAGTTGTATCGGTAGAAGTTGTACTGTACAACATTGTACCAAGCGGGCGCCAATTAGTATTATCGTATACCATTGGACGTAACACGCTAGCAGAATTGTCAAACCAAATTTGTCCCTGTATTGGATTCAAAGGACTTTGTACATCAGAAAAATGTTCTAGCATCCATACAAAGTTATCGTTTTGATATTGTCCAAATCCGGAAACATTCTTTCCAATAAGATTTAAGGTAGTAGTGTTATCTATTTGCCCATCAGGAATAGATGTTAGTAGTGTGTTATTTGTTAATCTTATTAGATATGACATTTAGTGTTCCTTAAGCGATTGGGTTAGCTGGATCTGCTACCCAAGTTGAACCCGATACATAGTATCTGTAGATGTGTTGTACGCAAACTGGTTGTTGATTTGGCTGTGTAGCAACTGTAATACCTGGAGTTCCGTACAATACTGATTGACTGTTTTGTACACCGCCCTTGTCAACGCTTACATACTGACCAGAGAATGTAACGTTAGTCAATAGTGACGGTATGATATAGTTTAGTGTGTTTACTCGAGCCTCTGCTTGGTCCGGAATATTATATAACGAACTTACAGGATCAACAGGAGGTAACATGATGTTCAAGAAGTTATTGATAACAAATGAATCAACGTTTGCTTTACCTGTAATGTCTACTGTAAACACATATTTCTTGCTGGCCGCAATCTGTTGAACGCTGTCAACATAGCCTTTTGTAGCAAGAGTACTTGTGCTGTCTGAAATTAATGTTGGTTTAGCATTGATAATTTTCTTACCGCTGATATTAATATTGCCTAACGCAGGATTATTGTTCATTAAAACTAAATCACTGTTGTTAACCGTATTAATAGTCGATGTCGAAATACTAATATTACCAACTTGAATGTTTGTTAGTGTACCTACTGCTGTTAGGTCTGGAGCAGTTGTTACATTACTCAACGCTAGACCAGAACCACCAGCAGTGAATACTTGTGTTCCATTAACATACAAACTGTTAGGAGTTGTAATGTTTACATTAGAGTTAAATTCCCATGCTGGAATATTTGGTCTATACAAGATTGTATGATCTGTTGAGCCGTGTAGTACAATACCTGCACCATCTAAGTTTACATCTGGTAAGCTAGGATATGCAAGTTCAATTAATTTGTTTTCAACCTGTAATACTTTAACTTCTACGTGAGTAGCATTGCTAATAATGTCTAGATTACCTTGAATTCTAACATTACCCACAACATCAAGATTATAATTTGCTGTTGGTGTGTCAGTCCAAATACCAATTTGTTTAGTAATTGGTTTGACTTTAATTGCTGTTACATCGCCGCCTAGGTTAGTACTAGCTACTTGAATTGTTAAATCTTGATCTAGCGTACTGCTAGAAATAGTGTTGCCTGTATAGTTGTCATTGTAAAGTTGAATACCACCGTTGACTGCAACTAGGCCGCCAACTGCAACTAATGTACCTGTAACAACCGCAGTAGTTGTATTAAAGAATGCAGTAATTTTACGTGAATCAACACCTGCAACACCACCTGCATTGGTCGCAGTTCCTTTAACAACTGCTGATGTTACTAGATTAAGACCTTGTACAACCGCTGTTAAACCGCCTACAGAGTTAGCTAACTGAAATGCTGTATCACTTAATATAGCAATTAATGTGCCATTGTTATATAGATTAGCAACAGTATGATCTACTAGTGTGCTATCCTGTAATGTTTCGATAACAAAACCTGCTTTTCCTGAAACATCTGAGTAACTTTTACCTGCTGGTGAATAAGAACCAGAAATACCATCGTAATATTTTAATTGACCGTTGACTGTGTCAATCCACAAGTCACCTGCAACAGGACCAACTGGTTGTAAGTTGCTGATAATAGGACCGCCAACTGGACGCGGTTGTAAGGATTCGTTGAATACATACAATCTACCTGCGTTGGTGTTGAACCAAATTTGTCCTGTCAATGGACTTCTTGGCGGTACTGTGTTAGCAAAGTTTTCTAATAGACCAATTAGGTTGTCGTTATAGTAAGTTCCGTAGGCATTGTAATTTTTACCTATCAAAGTCAAGCTAGAACTAACCTGATTAACTGTTTGATCAGGTACTGTTGCTAGGATATCACCGTTGGTTTTGTTAATTGTATATGCCATAGTCTTAAGTCTTTATTATGTAATTTAAATGCGTCAACGGATACATTGCATCCCCTGGATTAACAACAACGTTGCCGTTATCTGCATTTGTGCCGCGCCAGGTTAAGTTAGGCACTTTAAATGTTGTACCGCTACCACCGTAGTTGTATTGAATTACTCTAAACAAATCCGGATATTCTGCACGATTGTAACTTGCGCCATCACAAATTAACCATTGATGCTTCTTTCCGTTTAGTGCTGGATAGTTTGAATTACTTGAATAGTCGTTGATATACGAGTAAGATGCGGGACCTGCAAAAGGAATAATACAGCCTGTTGTGATTAATCCCTCATATAAATCAGATAGGAAATCAGATTTTTGTTGTTTTAATAGAGTACCGTTACCGTGTGCGCCTGTATCAGGGACGTTAGCACCGTATTGATCCTGTGCTTGTCTATAAATGACTAGTTGATCTGAAACTCGTGTTGTTGCTGTAGAACCACCTTGTACTTTATATACAAAGTCAGGAGTAGCTCTAGTTTCAAATGTAACATCTTGTAATCCGTTAAAGGATTTTGGTGCATAAGAATTTGTGCCAGCATCAAAAGATTCTAAAGCACCAGTAATACCAAAGTTACTTGATCTAGAAATTCTTGAAGCAGATGATGCATTACCGTTAAATGTTGCGGCAGAGTTATTTGGTCCTGTATATAAATTCGCATATACATTACGCCATGCTACATTAGTATCACCAATGTCATAAATGCTAGCCTGTGAAGGATTTAATACTGATGTATTTGAATTTGCCGCATTAGTTATTGGGCTTGATCCAACAGTTAACGGACCTCTTAGAACGTGTTCGCCAGTAACTACCAGTGTGCCGCCAATGCCAGCACCGCCGTTGACTATAAGAGCGTTGCTACCTGTTGCAGAAATATTTTCGTTGCTAGATTGTACAATCAATGTTTCAACTGTTGCATTAGCAGATACGTGTAAAGATCCTGTTACATCTAATTCAGCTGTAGGATTTAAATTGTTAACACCAACTCTGTTTGAGTTACCGTCGATAACAACAATAGGACTGTTAATATTGTTCTTAATTGCACGGAATACAAATCGGCCACCGGATGTATTTCTAGCACCGTAGCTGTTTAAGAATGTTGCATCATATTGATTCTGTCTTTGTATTGCAAATGTAGGATCAGTACCAATTGAAATACCTTGATCAGTATTGAATGTAACTAGGTTATGAAATGTTTCTGGTATATCTGTTCTAGCAAATGCGTCTGCTGTGATAGGAGATGCTGAAGTGCTTTGTAATAGACCCTTGGCCGCATTGGCTGTTCCATTAAAGGCCGCAAATAAAGGACTTTGTGTTGTTCCAAAGTTTTTATTAGTTACGTTAACGCCGGTTTTAATTGTGTTAAAGCCGTCAATTGCCTGTAATGGTGTAAATGTATCTGCTGAAACAATTTCAATAGCATTGCCATTTACATAATTGATAACAATATTATGACTTAGGCCTGCTAGGTCAGTTGATGTTGTAGCATATGGACCAGTTTTACTAGAGCCTGCATAGTTAGGCCCTATTAGAATAAATGTGCTACCGTTCCAAATATATACTTGTTGTTGGTTAGTGTCAACCCAAATATCGCCAACGCTGGCGTTAGTTGGTGCAAAGGCAGATTGATGTACTCCGTTAACAGGTGCCCATGTAGCATTGTGGGCTGTTCCATCATTTACCAACAGTTTCTTATTCAAAGGATCACTGGTGTTAAACCATAGCTGGCCTTCAATAGGGTTGTTTGGTGGACTTGAACTTGCAAAATTTTCAAGCAAGTGAACTAGGTCTTCTGAAACCGCAGGACCATAACCTGGATAGTTTTGTCCTACTAGTTTAAGACTAGTATCTGTTTGATTCAAGGTACCATCAACCACTACTATAGGTGTAGTCTTACCTGGATCAGAATAATAAACGTTGTAATTCGCCATCGTGGTTATCCGGTTATATTAGTTAGAGCCTGTACACGAACTGTATAGTCAATCTGTAACATACGGTTCAAACTCTTTTGTACTGGGTGGAAGATAACGTGAGTTAATAAGTTTCCTGTTCCCGGACCGTTAGGGCCGTATGCTCTTAATCCTAATTCGTCAAAAACAAAGTTGCTGTTTAATTGAGTAGCTGTGTCAAATGCTTGCTGACCGCTTGGTTCACCAAAGTCAAGTAAGCAACTTACTAGAATGTCTGTATATGCAGTACCTGTAATATGACGTACATCCATAAAGTTACGACTAGGATCTAAATCGCCAGGATTACTTGCATCAACTATCTTAATATAAGTTTGATTGTATAAATTAGCGGCTGTTCCTACAGAGTTGGGTGTCAAATATGTAATAATACCAGTTGGGTCAACCCGAGTTCCGCCGTTACCAAAGCACATTTCAGCGATCCAACCTTGCCCTTGATTACTTACAGCCTGCGCTAGTGCTAGACTAAAGTTCTCATAGTGGATTGCATTTGGTTTATCGATAAACACTTCACCCGTTTCTGGATTGAATATTTTGATATGCCCACGCAAATAGATACCACTAGTTTCATCTGGTGCGGTTTCTGCTTGGGTTTCTTGCTGATTCTGAGCTAGGTTTTGTTGATTGATCTCTTCCATAATGATATTTATCCAGTTATTTTTATTGTCCGATCTGTCCACCTAAAGGAGTGTTAGTCCAAGGGTGTTTAAATGCGTTAAGTGTGTACATAATTGACACAGTATTAGTATTTGTTGATTGAGGGATCCAAGAAGCAAACACTCGATGAGTAGTATAGGTAGTTGTTGACACATCTACGTTTGATACCCAGTTAATATTGCTAGTTGTACTGCCGTTCACATCGGCACAATAACTATACTGCTGTTGTATATTATAGGCTCCGCCTGGAATTGCTGTTCCAACTAGGCGAGCTCTGTAAGAACGAACAGGTGTAACATTAGTTGATGTAGTTGTAGGGTATTCAATAGCATCAATATCAATGTCAAAACTTGTTGGACCGTATTGACCAGGGTTAACAATACCAATGTAACCTACAGCGTTAGTTAAACTAAACACTTCAGTTACAGTCATAGCATAAGGCACAGCCGAAACAACACCGCCGTTAACGATTGCAGGAATAGGGTTTGACGATCTTACGTTCCAGATATTGTTAGGGTATACTGTAGTTCCGGGAACTATGGTGCTATCTGATTTTTCGTAATCTCTGTATGAAAGTCCAGAACGCAATCTAGCAGTATCTTGTCCTGCATCGTGATGTAGCTGTCCTTTAACACTCAATCTGTTAGTTACTGTACTAATGTAGCTTCTTTGATAATTAATTGTCCAGTTTGTAGCTGTGTTATACGCTTCAACTACGTTAGGATATGTTGTATTTGCAGGAGCATTTGGATCAACAACTTTAATAATGCCTGCCATAGACAAGTGGAATTGGCAGTTATAGTATAATGTACTAGGTGTATCGTTAGCTACTACCCAAGTAACAACACCTGTATCTGTACCGTTGTTTGTAATGCCAACGTTATATTGATTTCCAGTTCCTCTGCCAGCAACTGAATTAATCCAGAACGGATGACCTGCCGCATTAAGATTAAATGTATATGTGTTTCCTCTAACTACCCACACAGTTGCATCATTTACACCGTCAACAGCATAGGCTTGGTGAGGAGGAACAACGTCAATAATAAATTGATGATTGTTTGCTTGTCCTTGTACTGATGTTTCGTAGAACGCACTAACAGCAGGAGTCCATGTTATGTACTGTTGACCGTAAAATACCGACCCATAGGCCGCCGGTGTAGCGGCGGTAATTGTAGCTGTGTATGGGCCGCCGCCAGTATCGTAAGTAAACGGGCCAGTAAATGTAATTGTGGTTCCAATTATGTCACTTGCTTGATGCAGGCCTGCAGGTAATGCCATGTAGCCTTTTGTAAATTTCCAAGTGCCTGTTTGTGGAACTCCACTGGTACCAGCTGTAGAATCCGCTGTTAGTGTTACAGTTGCAGTTGTAGCCGCAATTACAGGAGCTCCGCTAACATTTAATGTTCCATCGGACACTACTGACAAACTTGTACCAACTTTAATACCACCCAATGCAGATGACGTAGCAGGAGTTAACGGTACTGCTGATGCACTTAAAACACCAGTAGTTGAATTAATCGATAATCCTGCACCTACTACAATACCGCCCAATGTACTTGTAGTAGCTGTTGTTAAGACAAAACTATTTTGTGCGCTGATTGTTCCATCAGCAGTAACACTAATATTCGCACCAATCTTAACGCCGCCCAAACGAACGCCTGTTGCTGTTGTTAAAATAAACGAAGCACCTGGATCCCCTTTTGGTCCCTGCGGACCTTGAATACCCTGTATACCTTGCGGACCAGTATCTCCGTTTGGACCTTGAGGTCCTACAGCGCCTTGCGGCCCTGTTAGGTTAGTTCTAAGAAAACTATAAGTTAGTTTTTTGCTGATACCGCCATCAACTACAAGGAATGTAGATTGATCGCTTAGTTGGGTAACAACGGGCAGTTGTGTTATTTTTGTCATTTTTTAATCACCTTCAATTGGGTTTCCGTTCTCATCTTGTAATACAGCTTCTGTTTCTAGGATAATTACCGCATCACCGCCGAAGTAGTTGTCATCTGGCAACTGAGCAGTATCTTGCGATAGGAATCCTCGTACAGATTCTGTAAATTCTTGTCCTGGTCTTAATACTATTTGGCTTGCATGTGCAGGGTCTGCAAATTCTGATAGCTTGAACATACTCTGACCAACTCGTTGTCTTACGACTAATTCTAATCCTGGCTGAACATCAATATTTAACTGTACTGTAGGAGTTGTTAAACTATTTGTTATCGTAAACTCTGGCATAATTACCACACTACTCAAGTTGCCGCTACTGTCTTGTTGATTAGAATCGTATGCTACTGGATTGAATACTACTACTGTATTTGTAGTAGGTTTCAGCAGTCTGCGTCCGCCGTAGAACACATCAACTTGATCCCAAGGGTTAGCAAGAGAGTTAAAGTTAATCATCTTGTCAGCACTTGTATCCGATGGATTTAATACAAACGTAGTGTTTGTATTTGTTGACATAAACGTCTGAGTGATTGTTCTTTCTGCAACAGGAACATTTACGCCCGGGCCTTGGTCAATTACTTTTGTGCCAGATGGATATCCAGATCTTGCACCTGTTCCCATAGTACCACGAGTAAGTTGTCCTAACACATTGCCAAACTTAGTAAAGTATTCAATACGCTCACCGGCAACATAAATGATACCAGGTAAGTTCTTAGCTGGGTTAGGATCACTTAATACTGAACCATTTTCAACTAGTATAGTGCTATCAGTAATTAACAACGGATTAGCTAGAGCTGTTGTTGCTTTATCACCAATGCGCTTGATACTTGTGCGACCTAAAATGTCTGTAAACATTCTATAGGTCATGCTACCAATAAAGGCATTTTGACTCATACTTGTAATAACAACTGTGTCATTTGTGCCGGTATAGAAACTTGGTCTGATAGTAATTGTTACACCGTCGCTAGCAACTGTGTAATCAATATCTGCAATTAGACTCTTTTGATTGTACTCAACCCAGATGTAAGCGGTATCAAACACAGGTCTTTGAATCTGATATGTGTTTTGTACATTACCTTTGAATTTTTCTTTTCTAATAAAATCACCATCGTGATTGGTAAACGATGTAATTCTAATATTATCGTTAGGAGTTCTAGTTAGATTTTGCAATAATAATTTGTTATTGCTAATTTGATATTCGTAGTTGTCAAAGATTACAAAAGCAAGTGCATCTCCTTTCTGTAAACGACCTTCTGGGAATTCAACAATACCTTGTGCAGAATTCAAGAAATAGTTTAGAGGAGTTTGTTCTAATTTTTCACCGTTTAACCAAACTTCAAATATTGAATTATCAATTTGACCCTTAGTATAGTTAATGTCTTGATTTAAACTATAACCCTGTGCATCAATAATAGTCCACTCAATTGTTGATCCTGGAGGATAAGCATTTGTATTTCCTGGAGGATAAGCAATTATTGTACCTGTAGATGTAGCGGTTGTAAACTGTGCAATAGTTCCTGTGCCTTTTAATTGGAAGGCTTTTAAGTTGTCTCCAACAATATAGTAAATTGTTGAAGGAGGAATTAATCTACGGCCATTAAGTTCAACAATCACCTGACTGCTGTAAGGACCTGCAACGCCTGGCGGTTGTTCTAAGTTGAACTGAATGCCCTGCGCTCTTGGAATTACTTGTGTATATACTTCGCCGCTGGCTTTGAATGGAGCATCAAAATACCAAACTTGTGTCTTATTCAACGCGGCATTGTTAATACCTTCAATAACACCTGGTTTAATAATATTTAGATATCCACGAGGATTTTCTTCGTTCTCTCTGCCAACGGCCTTAGATAAGGTATAACCGTAAGTTTGATTTCCTGCACCTGTAAACTTAGGAACTGGAATACCGTTTACTGTTACGTATACGCTACCAATGTCTTTGTAAGCTACTGGAGACAATACGTTGATAGTACGGGCCGCACTAAACACAACCTGTTTGTCCAACACGTTAACCCCGCCAACATCAAACGAACTAATGCTTAAGAAATCAGGACCAGGTAATGGAGCCAACAATCCCAAGTTATTATTTGTAATATCTAACACATAGTCGACACCAAAGTGCAATGGCTTATTGCCAGCTACCACAATTAAAGAACTTGTGTTAGCAATGTTGCCCATGTTAAATGACTGTGTCTGTCCATCTAACTGATACTTGTAGTTTTTAATAACAGGAGCACTTAAGAATTGTGTGTTGTTTGTTGTTGTGTTAACGCTAAACACGCTGATAGCAACAGACTCTTGAATTTCTCCAGGAATCATTTCTTCTGGCGCATGGCTAGCGTTAGCTGATAAGAATGAATCACCGTCAATAACAATTTCAGATGCGCCAATACCTAAAATAACTCCTTGATCAAAGTTACCGCCACTCATTAGGGTATCTAGACTTTCTTCGTCAGTTGGAACTAATGTGCCGTCATCTGTAGAACTTCTAAACACTACAATATTGTTAGATGTAGAAATGGTTGTAATTCCAATACCAAAGTTACCTGGATCGGATGTATAAGATAATGTAACAGTGGTAGTTGATGCAGTTGTAGCAACGTAAGTACCATTGTATAGATCGTTACTGTTACCTGCAACAATCCAGTTACCTAAAACAGGCGCACTGGTTTGTGTAAAGATTCCTAAGGTAACTGCAAAAGGTCCTGTTCCTGTTTTACTTACAAAGTTAGTAACAGTTGTAGTTGGTAGGAATAAATTGTGTGGAATATAAACTGTACCATATGTACCTGTACCGTGTAATGGTAGTGTCACCGCTCCGGTTGCTGTATTATCAATACGGATTCCGTTTAGATAGGTATTAATAGTTGTACCTGTACTAATCTTGAACGGTGTTATTACTGCTACATTGCCATTTGTTAAGTAATTTATTTGAGATGTTAAACTAGCAATTTCACCGTTAACAAATGATAACTGAGTTTCTACGTCACCCAATTGTGAAATTAAAGTGGAGTAGTAGGGATTTGGAACCTGTTGAACTCCAAGACCTGTTGAAACAGTAATAAACTCTGGAACACTACCCAGTGTGTTGGTAATATAAGCAATTTGACTTGTTAAACTGTCTCGCTGTGATTGTGCCGCACTACGCTCAGTTAATAACAAACTTGCATCATTATTTGTAGTATTCTGAGGATTTAGCACAACTGCATAGTTTTCACTAGGAGCATAGTTATCCCAAGATGTAGTCCAGTACGGCAACACTCCAAAGCCACCGGAGAAGCTGTATGGCAATGTATCTACTTTAACTGCCGGATAGTCAAATCCTACCATTAACTGACCAAGTTGGTTAGCACCAGGCATACCCGACATTGGAGCATAGTAATCTTGTATTCTATCAACGGCTGTAAACAAACTAACGTCTTTTGGATATGTTATTTCAATCTTAGTTTGTATTGTAGGAACTGCATTCAACTGTAGAATTGCAAATTTCTTGTTGTACGAAGTATCTGCTTGCTCGTATGTAGTTGTACGGCCTGTTGGACTGTACATAACATATGATGAACCTGTGTTTGTTACAAAAGGTTTTTCAGAAGTTATAATAGAGAACGAATCTGCTAACTGTAAAACTCCGTTTATAGTTAATGTAATAAGTCCTTTGTCATGTGATGGTACCCATGTTAGTGGGAAACGATATGCACTACCGTCGGCTGTAAACTTATCAGTAAAGTATTTGCTACCAATTTCTCTTCCAAAACCCACACGGTCAAACTTTAATGTTACTGCTGTAGAGCGAACTTTATTATTTGCTAACTGTGCATAGGCTGTTGCTGTTACTACTTTTGGACCTCCTCCGCCTGTAATTACAACAGTTGGAGTTGATGCGTAGCCTGATCCAGGGTTGGTTACAATAATCTTGTAGACTGCACCGTTAGAAATATAAGCATCAGCAGTTGCGCCAGAGCCTAAGTCGCCAGGTGCTGGAATGATTTGAACCGCTGGAGCAAACTGATATCCAGAGCCGCCGTTGGTTACTAATATTTCTCCAACGTGGTAAGCATAGTTTTTAAACCAGTTATTCCATGGAGCAACTAAAAGTTCACCGTTACCAAAGCCTACTGTACGGAAACGTTTCTGATTCTGATCCCAATAGCTAGGTAAGTCAAAGTCTGTAACTAGTGTACTGCTGTATTCAGTTGCTGTATAGTTTACAGTAAAGTTACGAATCTTAGTATGGTAAGGTTTAACTTCGTTAATGTAAGATTCATAGTAACTACTGTCTTGTAGTTTATATGTTGGACGTTGATCTAATTGACCAGCATGATTAGTTACGCTAATAAACGTAGTCTTAAATGCCCAGTCTAGATTCTTCTGTTCGCTAAACGCATACTTAACTGCCTTAAAGAATAATGTATTCCAATTTACTTTTAGATCAGATATGAATAGATCTTTTCTTAACGCTTCTAAGATATAGAATAGTTCTGCGTCTGGGGTTTGGTCAAATTCAGTTTGGTCAAATGATGAAATTTCGTCAAACGCATATACAGAATTAACAGTATTCCATAGGTTGCTGGTAATTTGAATAGTACCGTTTTCGCTCACCATTAGATCCCAGTTAGCATCAAATGTACCTACAAGGTTACCTGGAGCAGTTCTTCTTAGGATTAGGTATCGGCCATCGCCGCCGTTTCTAACTTTTACATAGTTACCGGCTGGTAGATCTTGTACAATATCTAATTCGTATGTGCTATCAACTGTAGTGATAGGAGGCTGTAATGCATTGTATGATGGATCGTACCAGTTTACATAATTCCAATAGTATGTTGTATTGAACGTTTGTGTCTTAGTCTTACTCCATTCCTGACGTCTAGCATTCCATTGATAGATTGACCAACGGCCATTACTATTACTATCAGTTTGAACTGCTATAGTGTATGGACGAATGTTTGCGGTCGCCGTTGTGTAACCTGAACCAGGATTGATAATGTCAAAGTTAAAAATTCTGCCTTGACTGTCTATCATAGTTCTTATAACTGCGCCTGTACCGTCACCTGTAATTTCAATATACGGTGCATTGTTTGGATTGTATCCGTAACCTGCATTTAAAATATTAACAGTATCAATACCACCGTTAGTGTTAGGAACAACTTCAACTACTGCCTGCACAAAGAATTTAGTGATTGTAAAATTCAATGTAGCAATGTCAGGAACTGTTGTATCGTAAAGTCCTAAATTTGTTGCTGGAATTTCTTCCATAGCATTTAAATTATCAAATTTACGAACTCCGTTGATTAGAGTTTTTGCTAATACGGTGTTTGCATATTCAAAGATATTTCGCATAGCTTCAAATCTGTCAACAAACATACTTTGGCGCGGACGGATTCCAATGCCGTACTGCAAACGTTTTGGTAATGATGGATCAGGAACTGCGTTACCTAAAGTGTCATGACCTAAAATACTGTCAATCATCTTTTGCTCTAGCATACTGTTAGGCATGCTTTCTGGATTGCCTTCCTCGACTAATAACCATTCTGTATGAATAGCAGTAGGATTGCTTATAGAATCCATTTCAATAGCAAGATGAATATTTTCAGATACTAATGAATTCTTATAGTTGACTAATGCTATTGCACTAGGGCCAACTATTGTTGCATAACGTAATCCCTGTGCTTGCGGATTACTAATAATACTAGCAACTTCGTAAGCACTAATTCTTCTGTTAGTTGATGCAGGAATAACTGTTTTGTTCTTGACCCAGAAATAGTAAATGTTTGTAAATGAACTTGAAACAGAATTATAAACTTGTTTTACACTCATTACCGAGTTGTCACCAAATTTTGGTTGTCCGCTTACGCCTAACGCAAGGCCTTCTGGAGTATCTGCTAACGCACTCCACTGGCTTGGTAAGTACTCACTGGCTACCCATTCGTAAACATCAAAAGTACTACCTGGGAATACTCCTCCCCAGTTGTTTCTTCTGTATTCGTAATCCCCTTGCTCATACCACATGTATTTTACTGAGCTTAGATCCCACCATAGTTCACCTACGTGTTCATCAATCCAGTTAGTGTTTGTGTCAACAACAACACCTGTTACACCAATGCTGTAAACAGCAGGATCAAATAGAGATTTGAATCTTAACTCTTGATCTGCTTGCCCTGGAATATTGCCCTTAATTGGATCAATGAATTCTAGGTAATCAACAATTTCTTCATTAAAATCGTCGATGGTGATTACACGGTTAACTTTATTAAGGTCAACTAGATCATTCTCAGTACGAGATAATTTCCATGTTTCTGTTGTGCCATCTTTACCTGTGAATACTACAAGTTGTCCTGTACCAACTCCGTTGATCTTACTTGTTGGGGCGCCAACAAGTACTTTATCTTTTGTAATAGTTGCATTATTACCAAAACTACTGCTACTAGCTACTTGGGCAGATTCAATTTGCTGACCGTAAGCAAAGTAGTTGTTGTACTGATTATAGACGTATGCAGATCCAGAATTTGTTATACCGGATACAAAGGTTGTTGCTCCGGAGTCCCAAGATGGAATATTAGTTCTCATGCCACTTGCAGGATCCAATGTGTAAGGAGTAGCCGAAGTAGAGTTTATTCTTGCTGAATACTTGTCAAAAGTTGTAGTTCTTGTATAGGCATTTCCAAACGCTGTAATTACAAGTGTATTATTATTTGTAGGGCTTACTGCAAAATCGTAGCCAAATGTTAGTCCGCTAATTTGATTTGGAGACTGGATAACTTGGTTAACTACATATCCTGCGCTAGTTAATGTTGAAACAACAACTGCACCTTTTGTAATTCCTTCTTGATAAGAAGGTAATGATGTAAACAAGAATTTTGCATCGTTAGACATAACAACTTTTACACCAAGACCATATGATTGATCTAGTCCTAAAGATGCATAGGTAATTACCTGCGTTAGATGTAATGTTGTATTAGTTAAAGTATAGATTATAATTTCGCCGGCGCCCGGAGCACCAACAGCAACATATGACACACTAGAAGTACCGGTTGTTGTACCAAAGTCACTAATTGAATAACCAAATTGTGCATTTGATGTAGATGTTGTAATGTACAATGCCGATACGTTTGTTGCTGTAATGTTTACGTTTGTTGCAGTAACATCAGACAATGTATATTGATATACACGACCATTAGCTTCGCCAGGAGCACCAATTAACAAGAACTTACTGCCTGCCTGTTGTTGTATTGCCATATCTTGGCCAAACAAACTTCCAGCTTGTGCATCAGGACTACCAATAACGTGCAATGTGTTTTGGAAAGTTGTTAATGTATTGATGTTTGAAATTTTAACTAGGCCGCAATTATCTAATCGGTTGCCTGTTACATTATTAACACCGTATGCGACATGCTGTGTAGAACTTGTAGAAAGTTTTAAATTACTTGCATTTGGCGCACTAACAATAAACAATCCATCATCAGGTTGATGAAGAACTTTTGCACCAAAGTTTCCGCAAATTGCAGAGTCAGAATAGATAACTGAGGAATCGTTTAGTTCCCAGCTTGTAATAGAAGACAATGCTGTAACAATTTCATTGTCTACATTTCTCACTAGTTCTTGAGTATAATAGTAAACGCGGCCGCCGCCTGTGTTGGCTCCTTGACCTAATGTAGAATTTACATATCCTGGTGCAGAAACAAGTAATGTATTATTATCTGAGGACGCATAGATTGTTGATCCGTATCTTGCACCTTCGCTAGAAATACCACTAGTTAACGCATTGCTTGTAAAGTTATCAACTTTTTCAAACACGGCCCATTTGCCATATTGATCATTGACCCATACTTTATTACCTGCTGAAGATTTTTCTAGAACAGGATTGTATCGAATATCATCAAACTTGTCTAATCTTGCTGATGTAAATTGGAACAATAATCCAACCATTGTTTCTGAACTTGCTGGAATGTTTGTCAGTGTAGTGTTTACTAAGAATGTAAACGGACTAGGAACTCCAACTACGATGTAAATGGCATCTAAGCCTGTGCTAAAACGAGTCACACTAACAATGTCACCGACTTTTAAACCGTGTTGCATGTCAGTTGTGAATGAGAACTGATTTGGAGCACCTGTTAATAATTCAGCTGATACTGCTTTTGCATCAATCTGAGTATAACGCAATACATCCCAATCGCCGTCTTCTTTAAAGCCTAACCATAATACATCACCTTCAGAAAGTTGTGCAGGATTAGCAATATCTAAAATACTGTTTTTGTTATAAACTGTTGCCTTAACGTCGTCGTAATGTACAAATCCAGCTGTTGGCATTTTTATACTGTTACTGTTATAGGTAGCAGTAGTAGTTGCAAACACAGAATCTGAAGTATAATCATCAGGTTTTACTAATAGATCGTAAGGTGTTTTGTAGTAAATTAAATCATTAGCTACTGTAGGTACTTGATCAATAAATTCAATCAGTTGAGGATTTTCAAAGAATTTAGAATCACTCAATGACACTTCAAGTTCACGTTTTGTGTTAAGGCCGCCGTATGTACCAACACGCAATGCCCAAGTTTCATTATAGGTAACTTGTCCTTTTAGATTATGAATACTTGCTTTTGCTAGTTTGTCAATAGCATTCTTTGTACCTTTTTCTTTGATGTATCCTTGATAAAATTTGTACTGTGCAATAGGATCATTAAAGATATTGTCTAGATAAATTCTAGGAGTATAGCCTGTTAGGTGCTGTGCCATCTTTTCTTGGCCAGCATCAAAGTTATCAATATCTAAACTATAGAAATCTTCAAATTGATTAATCTTATAATCAAAGTTTGGATATAATTTAGGTACAGGTTTACCTGGTAACAAACTCCAAGATGCAAAATTAAAACTTGCTGTTCCTGGAATTAATTTATTAGTACCGTAATATTTTCCGTTGTAACGAACAATGTCTCCTGCTTGGTAGTCAGTGTATTGTGCCCAAGTTTGAATTTCTGCATTGTCGTAGACAAATCCAGGACTAAAGAAATCACCTGTCCAGTTTGCAGTTCTAAAGCCGTTTACATTAATACGTTGCTGACGATAGCCTGTTTCAATTTGATAGATAATATCACCAAACAGACTTATGTTGCTCATAATAATAGCATGTTCTTTTTGTACTGTACTAAACTGTGTAAAGAAGATACCTTCAGTAGTATTAATTGTTTGAATTATGAAATAGCTGTCTTGACGGCTAATTGTATAATTGTGTTGGGGGAATGGACCGCCATCTGTTTTATACAGATTGTATTCGTAGTATGGATTTTCTAAATCGTCAACTACACCAGAAGTCATTTTAAATTTTACTTTATCAGCAAAAGGACTTAGTGTAATAATAGAGTTAGGTTGCCAGTTTTGTGTTGTCCAGTATAAGAATTCTCTACCACTAAATGTCCAGTCCATTACTTCGTTTAAGTCTGGCTGTACTTCATCAAAAACAAATCCTTGCTCAGTTAACCATTCACCATAACCGACGATTATATCAAATATTGCCTGTACAGTTGGAAATGTTGTGCCATAAGGTATTAACGTAACATCAGTATCAAAACTTGATGCGCCATAAACTGTTACTCCGCCTTGGCTAGGCAATGTTGGAAGTTGCTGGAAATATTGTGAGCTACCAAATGACTGACCTGCTGTATGCGGCAATGTTGTAATGTAATATCCACCTGCGTGTGATACATATTGACCTTTTTGGTAGAACTTACCGGCTGTCCATGTTACATAAGCAACACTTACGCCGCCCACGTTAATTACTGGATCAACGTTTGTTCTAATTGGTTTATAGATTCTAAAGTAAGGACGATGTTTATCGTAACCACGAATAGTGTAGCCATCTGTACCTTTCTGTACAATGATACCAGATGCCGCAAATGTGTTTGAAGGATTACTTTGATTAAAGTAAATTGCATAATCTTCTTGTGGTAACAATACGCCAGGGTTAGTACTTGTTGGGTCAACCGCATCAATAATGATGCGCATTTTTTCTTTACTAATAAATCCGCCCATCTTGGCAAATAAATTATAGTCAATATTTGACAACTCTTTTTGCAACTGAGTAGCATAACCGTAGGTACGTTGATTATTTGCTTCAATCAATAGTACGCTGTAACCTGATGCACGAATTCTATTGCCGTTGATATCTGTTTGATTCCATAGCAATAGTTGTGAAATATCTAAGAACTTTTGAACATCTTCTTTAACTAACTGTGTTGCCTGGCTATTTGCAGTTACTAGTTTAGTTGTGTATCTATACTGGCCTGCTTTGTTCTTAATCATTCTGCTAGGGTCAAACATGTATGCAGAATAAATTGCAGGCTGTGTTAGTGCTAATAACACTTGTAAAGCAAACGGCCATAGACTGCTCTTACGCCATGCTGTTTCTGCCGGGCCTTGGTCACCAAATGTCCACTGGCTGTCTAATAATGCACCATTGATGTTTCCTAAGATATTAACAACATCTAATGTTAGTAAGTTTCCTTGTTCATCTACAGGAATAATATCTAAAAGTTTAGGACGAACGTATAGAGGATCTATACCTGCACGGTCGCCTTGACGAATGCGGCCTTCGCTTAAATCTTGCCATAACAATAAATTGCCACGAGTATACGGATATGGACCATACTGAGTATCCCACCATGTTGGTTTGATTGTAAAGCCCAACATTTCCCAAGGGTGTGTATGAGGACGATCAGTGTCAAAATACCACTTGTAAACTGCTCTCCAATGTCCTGGTAAAGGCAAACCTGTTACAAGATCCTGTGCGGCATGGTTGCCGTAGTTCCAAGTCTTTGGATCTAAAGAATTAAATGTTTCGTTAGTTTGATAATCAATACCAAAGAACCCTGCCCACTTTAGGAATTCAGGAATTAAAATATTGTTAACGTCAAAAGGTCCGTACAGATTGTTACGGAACGCACCTGGAAGAATTTTATTAATGTCTAATAATTCTTTGTTGTAGTGTACTTTTAAGTTATTGTAAATTCTAGTTTCTAGTTCTAAAATAACATTGTCGCGATAGTCGTTGTATGCAACAGTAATGCTACCATCGTGACCTTGTATAACTTTAGTAGGTTCAATATAAGTGTCGTCTACATAAATTGTAGGCATATACGCTGGATACAATCCTAACTTTGTAGGAGTTGGAGGAACGTAAGAACCAGCTGTATCACCGTAGTCTTTGACTACAATAGTATCTCCATTTTTTAATGTTGCAGATATATGAACGACAGGAGTTATTTGATCAAATGTATAATCTCTATCAACAATCAGTTGAGTTCCGTTTAGATACACTAATACACAACGATCACTTAATACTGTGTTATCGTATTTTTCAATCAAGCTGTATGTTGTAATTCTATTGTCAGTAACTGTATATGTTCTAGTAATTGCATCTGTGCCAAATGCAACCATATCAGAATAACCGTAGGCAAAAGAACTATTCTTACCAGTAGTTAATCCAAGCATAACAGTATCTACTGCTTCTTCTGGACTGTAATTTCCTTGTAGCTCTGTTACTCGTTTTACAAAAGCTAACTTAAATTGTTGATAATGATCTGCAACTTTTTTAACTGCATCAATTACGCTATGTTCTTTATTACCAATAAAAAATTGTGCAAAACATAAAGGAGTACCGTGACTTATTAATCTAGTTCCGTATTGTGCTACAGGTCCTAGATCTCTTAAATTGCTATCACCAGGGAAATTGCCTACTAGATCAATAGGTTGTCCTACTGAAATATCTTTTAGACTGTGAGTTATTTCTGCTAGTGTAAATTCACTAATAGGTCCGTTAAGTGGATTATTAGTTGCAGATAATGTTAGGTCAAAAAATCCGTTACCGTTAGGAGGAGATTTTGTATAGATATTAAATTGTACTCGATCTTTGACAATTAGGTCACTTGTAAAGAACACAAAATAACGACTACCTTCTGATACAAACCAATAGTCAATGCCTGCGTTATAAAAGATATCGTTTACATAAACATCCATCTTGATATCAGTTGCATAGCCTGGATTATTAATTGCATTAACTTCAATATTGTTTGTTGCTTCTTCAATTACCTGGAACTGAATAATAGGAATGTTAATCCATGGATTTTCTACCCATGTGTTTACATAAGATTCATTTGCAACAGAAATAAGACCTTCTGTATTAATTGTACCAGCCTTTCCTAAACTAGCTGATAGCGCAGTAATTCCATTAACCTTTAAGAAATTATTTTTAGTCCAAGTCTGTATAATCTTGTTTTCAGAAATAACATTAAATGTGTCAGTATTAAAATAGTTAACAAACAAATAGTCGCCAACGTTCGATACGTTTAGATAAGAAAGAGGAAATCCTAATACTGTATCAGGTGTTCCATTGCCAATCTTATAACCAAATATTTTAGTACCTTGGAAAGTACTTCTGTAATATGCAATATCACTAAAACTAATACCAGATTCATCAAACACATCAAATAACGGTGCTTGATTTAACGTTGTTCTTTGCTGAGAGAAATTCCATTTTATTCCATCAAACCACCAATTGCATCCTGCATTTTCTGTACCGCGAATAATTGACGCACTTGCACCAATAGTTGGAATATGGTCATCTGTAGGAATTAAAGAAATAACTTTATTTCCTTTGATAGTTACAAACGTAACTTGATAAACTCTACCTCTAACAAGACTATCATCGTCTGCATTAAAAATTACTCGATAGCCTTCTTCTAATTGTTCACCATCAACATAATAACCAGATTGCCCTTCAACACTCTTAAATGCAGATCCTGTGATATTGTCAATTACGTCAACTGGCGTAAACAACAAAGAGCCATAATTGTACAATTGAATATTAGGATAAAATTCAAGGATAGGTCGTTTTGCTCTAGATTCGTAAGGGAATATTTCTACTGTACCGTTTGCTTTTGCGGCCGCAGAAATGATATCTTTATGGAACCAACGATTGTAACGTGACCAAGGATTTGAATCTTGACTAGAACGATTAATTGTAATATATTCTGGTGTTAACGGAATATTTGTAAAGTCGTCAAACGGAAAACCATCAAACGGTTGAGCATCAAAGTTAACATCTAAGTTTGTTAAAGTTTGACCACCAACTGATAATGTAGCCCAATCTGTTAAAATAATTGCAACTCCAACTCCTTCTACTACCCATTCTTTATTGTTGTAATATTCAGGAGTAACATTACCGTTGAATCTAATTTTCATACCGTTGGAGAATTCAACTCCGTTACCTGAACTGTATGTTTGCTTGCCGATAATTTCGCTTTCTACATCTAACTGTGTATTTGAATCTAAACTTCTAATTAAAAACTGTCCAGCAATAGTGCTGTCATCACCGGCAACATAGTATAAGATATCAGGAGTATTATCATCAACAACAAGAACTATTTGCCCAGTTGAAATACCGTTATTACTGATTGTTCCAAGGAACTCGTCTTGTGATCCGCTACTAATTGCAGTCTTAATCCATACGTTGTGTACACTATTCACATTGAACACATAGGTCATTCCTCTGTATAATGTTAATAATGGGTCTGGAGTAATTCCATCAGGAGTGAATACAAAAATTTGTTCTGTTGGGTCGTCTTGAAGAATATATGTACTAACTGTATCTAACTGAGGACCTGTAATTTCAATTGCATCAGGCCCGTTAGGTAACCAATAGTATTCAATATAATTTAAAAACTTGTCTAGGTCAATCTGTGGATCGTATGAATATGTTATACTCTTAAACAATCTATCGTGGTCTTTAATATTACCTTTTTCAAAGGCAATTTGATTTAATAGGTCATCGTATGAAACAACTTTCTTAACGTTCTGATCTGCATCTCTTAATACTAATGCAGGCTGTAATTGATAATCGCCCTCTAACTGATTAGCGGCCGGAATGTAATTATCAGTTTCAGGATTGTAGTTTGGACTTAGTGTACTACCAATATATCCGCTGATACGTTCTATAACGGGCGGTTGGATTAACTGGTCAATTGTGCTAGATAAAAACTTTGTGTTCTTATCTGTTCGTAGGTATGTAGGTAATAGATCTACAGTTCTACGACTTGGAGCAGGATTGCCGGTATCAACTACATTTATGATTGAATTATTTGCCACTTTTAAGTTCCAATAGTATTAACTACAATACTTGCGGTAGTATTGATTTGCGAAGCAGTTAGAGAACTAATTACTTCAATATCTTTAATTGTTGCGCCACTTACAAAAATTTCGTTTGACTGGCATGCAATTTCAAACAAACTACCAAAGACGATATTTGTCTTTGGTACTAACACAAAGTTAGTAATATCTGGTGTTAGTGTATTAATAACATAAGTTGCTAACTCACCAAAGTTAAATGTTTGACCAAAGTCCCAGTTCTCAACAGCAAAGAAATCGTTGATTGCTTGTAAAATACTTGTGCTAATTTGATTTGAGCTCAATGTACTTGATGGACTTTGTACAGCCTTGAAGGTTGCTTGGAGCTGAGCAGGAGCTGAGCTACCAAATAAAACTTTATAATTTGCATGATGATAAACGATTGTATCGCTTACACTCTTGATAGGTTCTAACAAACCACTGTACTGTTCTTCTAACGCATTACTTGTTGGTGGAAGAGGTGCGGCACTTGTTGAACCAGATGTTAACCAATTTCTATATAGTGCATCATACGCAGATGACAGGACATACACATCAATGATGTTTGTCTTACTTGGATCTAAACGGCGTTCTTCTCCAGCATTGTGTTGATACTGGAATTTTAAATTGCCACGTCCTGGTCTTCCAAAGTAACGAGGAGCAAGTACGTATGTATACGAGTAAGTGTTGTTGGCTAGTTCAGTTACTGTTGCTACAGATTTTACAACATTTGCTGAGTAAAAATAAACTAATTGTCCTACATCATACATCATATCGCTAGGCACTGAACTTTCGTCAGGATATGCAACAAAGTTTGATGGATCAACAGACTGATAACGCAAGCCATCTGATAATGTTTCAAAATAAACAAAGTTACACAGATAACCTGTTTGCGGACTTACTGTATAAGGGCTTGTAATTTCAATAAATGCATCTGGATTATCTATTGCACCATCATTAGTTGCATCATAGAAACTTACTTTGACTTTTTTAGGTTCAACATAGCCATCTGGTTCTGTTACTGCGCTGTCAATTTGCCAGTTGTAGTCTTGGCCAAGATGTTCTACTGTAGACATAGGAATGATTGACTGTGCGGGATTTGAAATGTGTACTGCCGATTGTAATGTAACATTTGTTCCTGAATTAATAATGTGGATAGCGGTTAAGCTACCATTAGAAATTTCTGTATAGAATTTTCCATTTCCACTGTCTGGAACAGATATAGTTGGGTTTGATGTATATCCAGTACCTGGATTTGTAATAGTAAACGAAAGTATATTTCCAGGACCAACGGCCGTGATAGATAAACCTGCTTTGCCATCGCCTGTAGCAATATTCACAAAGTCTCCAACTTTATATCCTGTACCCGGAGCACGTACTACGGCAGATGCAACTGCACCGGCAGGTACATTAATGTCAACTGTTAATCCGGATCCGGATCCGCCAGTAGTAGCAACACTGTTATTAGATGTATAACCGGAGCCACCGAATGTAAGAATAATTCCTGTTACTGGACCAACTGTTGCTCCAATTACTGCTTGAGCAGATTGATACGATGCCGGAGCCCAGTTTACTCCAAGTACTCTAACTGTGTCTTTGACCACACGGTTGTTTACATAATCATAATTTTGTTTTGTGGAATCAATATAGAAGCCAGTTTCGTTTGCGCTTTCAAATAGATAATCTAATATTCTATAGTAGACGTTATAGCTGTTGCCAGTCCACTGGAATGCTACCATCCAACTAGCATCTTTATTTGCGTTGGTTGTATCGCCTTGATATATTAAATCATATGGGCTCTTAAGATCTAAGTTAGTATCAACAATAATAAACCATTGACGTGTGATGCGATCAAAACTTAAACCAAAGTTTCTATTAATAACACCTAGGTTAACAATTTGATTTTCTAATGCATAACTCCAAGTGGTAATAAAAGCAGGAATAACTTCGTCTGGAATTGCAGTTGAAGGAACATAGCCGGTTAAAGTAATTGGGCCTGTACCATCATTTAGTGTACCCTTGCCGCTGTTGCCACCGTCACCTACAATTTGCACAGCCTTGACCCACATGTAATCAGTTGTAGTATCGTCTTTAACTGTTGTAAGTTTTCCTGTAGGCAAGAAATATTGACCTAATGGAGGTACAAATTTAATTAATGCGCCGGCAGTTACATACTGCATATTGTCAGAACTAAAATATCCTGTTTCAATTGCATTACCGTATTTGTTTTTAAAGTAACCCTTTGTTTGATTTGTTGCGCTGTTAACTGCTACCCATGTTAACGACAAATTAAGCAAAGTAGGTCTTGGATAATTTGCCATGTAGAAGTTTTTAAAACTTGCGCTTTGAACAATAGGTTCTATTTTATTTTTTAATGTACCAAAGAAATCATTTCTAGATGTAAATTTAAAATTAAGAGTTTGTTGACTTTGCTCTTTATAAAGAATACCGTCATCGCAGAATATATTTGTACTTGAGTACTTGCCTGTAATGTCGTTTAATTCAAAGTATTTTGAAATGCCGCTACTTGCACGATTGATACTTTTTACTTTTAAAATGTCTGTGCCAACAGTTAGAGGACCAATTTGATAGTCTTCTGCTGTAACCATGCGATTTTGTAGATAGTATGTTTGCGGTGCTTTCTGTTTAATAGATGCAATAGATTCTGAACCTGAACTATTTGTTACAGTATATTGTAAAGTCAATACAATCTTAAGTGTGTTTAGTTGTCCGCTTTTATTGTAGTAAGGTATCTGTACAGTGATACCACTCATTTGCTCAGGAGTGATTGAGTAGGTCAATCCGTTACTTTGACGATAGAATAAACGGAAATTACCTTTAGGTAAGTTACCAAAGCTACCGTCAGCAAAGTTTAAATCAATTTGATCTTGATCACGTGTTGTGACAGCATAGACATTTCTATCATCTTTACCTATACTGTTATAGATAACGTTATTGCCAACTGTAGAATTAACTTTACTCCACAGAGTTTGATATTTTCTGCCACTGCCATCCTGCCATAGCCACACATCAGTGTCGTTAATATTAGCCGCATTGATACCAACTAGCTCGTCGGCAACTGGATTAGTAATTACAAAGTCGGAATAGTTTAAACTACCTTGACGGAAGTGTACAAAGAAACCAGTGTTTGCAGATCCTGCACCCTGATTATCATTTTGAAAGATCAAGCTAAATGTATTTCCGGCTAGAGGAGCATCTTCATATACATAAGTCTTGCCTGAAAATAAAGATCCTACAAGTTCAAAAGGCATATTAGTACCGTTGATTGACTGTTGGAATCCGTATACAGGTACATCTGTATTTGCTGTGTTTAATCTATACTGCTCTGTTGGAATACCACCAATAGTAGCTTTGTCATAGGGCTGGCCAAATGTAAATGATCCAGGCATTGCTGAATTCATAATGCTAACAAATTGTTGATACCAGTTGGTATTTGTTGGGTCGTTCCATCCAACTACTGTGTTTGCTAGATTAACACCGTTAGCATCAATAACGTTGTCTGTTGTTGTTAGGGCTGTAATTTTTAAGAACCCGCTTGCAGGTGTGTTACGCTTAGGATTGTAACTGATCAACTGCGCCAGACGTAGTACGCTATCACGTCTTGTAGCTGTTTCTAAAAAGTTCTCACGGGCATTTAAGTCGATACGAAAACTTAGGTTTTGACCCAAATAAGCAATGAGGTCTACTAGGGCAATATACTCACTGCTGTCAATATAATCGTTGAAATCCTCTGGATAATTTTCACGGAGGTATTGAATCATTACACGGCGTAGCGTGTCAAAATCGTATGATGTAAAGTCGGAGTTTTGGAATGATTGGTAAATCTTTTTCCAATCTTCTGCTACTAGTAATTTAGAATTCGTTGATGGTATCATATATGTTATCTGCCCTAGATAACATATTTATGAAAAAAATTAAGTGCGCGGATTATTGTTGTTGAATTAAACCAACTTCTTTATCAAAGGCCAGTTTAAGAATATCTGTTTGGTTTGTGCCAACGTACTGAAGTGTTGATTCTAGCAGTAAACCGTAAGGTTGTTCTAGTAAATTGATGGAAATAGGAGTAACTCTTGGATCAAAATTTAAAATACGAGTGACATCTTTTACCACAAGTTCTTTCAGTTGATCGGTTAACGGATCATAGATTATATCCCAAATTACAGTACCAAAGTCTGGGTGCATTACCCTTTCTCCCTGGCGTGTTTGAAACATATTAAGTATGTCTTGTTTAATTAAATCATAGTCATATAGCTTAGGATTAATCTTAGAATCGTCTATCGTACTAAAGCCTTTATAGAACTGTGATGTCTGATTTGACACAACAGGACTGTAATTTGTAGGCTGGATGACTATATTTTTGTATGGCATGATTGTATTTATGAACCGCTAGTAACCGGTTTTCCTGAGCTATCTGTTAGTACTCCGCCTGACCCTGTTTTAACTGCATTTGATGCTGTGGTAGTTTCTGTGCCAGCGTTAATTCCTTTAGATGTAAACAAATCTTTGTAATATGCATAAGCACTTCTGCGCTGTGCTAGCCCGTTAGTGCCGCCGTTAACTAGTGCAGATACTGAATCTACATCGTCCCAGAATTTTTCAGTATCTGTATAAGGCTGGCTCATTGTTTTATTTTTAAATCCAGGAGTTTTAAATTTAGTAAAGAAGAAAATAACACTCTTAGAAGCAAGTTCAATTTGCTCAACTAGCTCTGGAGAACCTAGAACATCTTGTCCAAAGAAATCAGTCATGCGCTGATACAACTTTCTACCTGTACATTGAATAAATCCACGACCTTTAAATCGAATACCGTCTCCAGACTGTGTATTACCTAAGTCTGCACGGCCTTCATATTCTCCGCCGCTAGCAAGTTCTCGCAAGTAAATGAAGCCGCCTGACTCAACTTTACATTGTGCCATCCAAGCCGCAAGTTTAATTGGGTTAGTAATTCCTGCATTAATTAAAGTCTGTTTCAAGAACGCTTCGTTTGCGGCCGCATTTTTTCCTAAAGGTTTTCCAACAGGATTATTGTTTACAGGAACTTTACCGCCTTCAGCTGTTGGACCGCTTGGAGCATCGAGTGGTTGATTAACCTGTGTATCAGTCTTGTCTGGCGTGAAATTACTTGGGTTAATATTTTCGTGATGATCCCACGGCTCGTGTGTTGGCACACGTTGCATGATACTTTGAATGTCAGTATCTTTATAAAATTTATTATTTGACCATCCAGATCCCGCCGATCTATTCGGTAATGAAAATAGTTCTAAAGGTGTTGGTTGATCCGGTGCTGTTGCACCATCTGTAGCTACAGAGTTTAATAGTAATTGTTTGCCGACAATTTTCTGTACCCCACTTGCACCTATGCTAATATTAGCATTAGATGCCATTACAAAATCTCCGCCGCTAACAATACTTGTTTTTGCAGTAGCCTGTTGACGTATTTCTGCACCAGCAGATAAGTTATAGTTTCCTTGGAATTGAACTTTGCCGTCTGCACCTGCTAATAGGTAGTACTGTTTAGCAACGTTAGTTTCCATAGTGCCGCTAGCACGGATATGCATGTTGCGGCCGGCTTCAAAATTGATATCACGGTCAGCACGGAAGTTAAAGTCTTGTTCAGAGTGTATGCTTACAGAGTCTGCGGCATAGATATCTATCTTACCATTGCTGGTCATTTCTAACCATGCAGTACCTTTAGCATTACCTATGTAGATCAAGTCAGCTGTATTATGTAATAGGATCTGATGCCCTGTGCGTGTTCTTAAACGTACAAGCTCATTCTTACCGTCTTGATCACCATCGTCCATGACAAATGTTGTGCCGCCTAATCTGCTAACTGGTGCCATAACAGTCTTTTCAATACCAATGTTTCCACGTTTGGCATTAGAGGACGTATCAATAGGACCCGGAGTGCTTATTCCGTATACTTGACTAGGAACTTCGCGACGAGCACTAGAACTAGTAACTCCTCGAATCGTATCTAGTAATAGACCCTGTGTTAATAACCGATCTGCAAAAGGATGTATTGGTTTGCCAAACGTATTAGGTTTTGGAATTTCTAGAGTTCTACTTTTCTTGTGAAACTCTGCAACAGGCAAATAATTTGTACCATACTTCTGCTGTTGTGCAGGAGTCATTTCTGTGTACTTGCTAGCCGCAATACCCGGCATCATATGATTTTGATAGCTGTCTTGAATACAGCCCATCCAATAGCCTGCGTTAGTATCGCCGTCAATAAAAATACACAAGACAGTAGCACCAATATCAGGTGGAATCATCCACATGCCATAAGATTTCTGCACATCATTAAAGCTGGCAGAATTGTTACCTTCGTAATCTACGTTGGTAGTTCCTGCAAAGGGACTTAGATAACGGACAGGAATTTGAGTTCCTATCTTTTCCATGCTACCTGTAGTACCTTTTAATAAAGTAACTTCAAGCATACCCATGTAGGTTGTATCTAAGTGGTTTGTGACGATGCCGATATACGGGCCAACGCCTATCTTTTTACCAGCAAGTCTTGCATCAATTGTCATTGTTAACCTTCACCCCAACCATTGTTGACGTTGCCTTTATTTGTAGATGCCACTAGTGTATCTAATGGACTTGTTGTTCTAAGCGAGCCAAGTTTTGCGGCCGCTGTATTTGATAAATCTGCGGTACCTGATTGTACCATAGTTCTAACCGCTGATATGTTTGATTCTACTGATCCTAGACCAGCTTGCGAAGGTAATAGTCCAGTTAAACCGTTAGACACATTAAGCGATGAACCAACAAGGTTATTTAAACCTGATTGAGCCGCGGTCAATTTATCTGTGAGTGCTGTTGTTCCTACTGCACCAAAGCCTTGTGCTAGTCCGCCTGCGGCCTGTCCTACAGTATTAGTAAGTTGATTTAAACCTGCAACACCCGATAAACTTGTCTTACCAGCAGAAATGGATGCATTGGCTTTAGCAATAGTATCGTTGATGTTTGTCGATACTGCTTCTTCATTTTGTAAAGGAGGTAGATTAGCAATATTATCTTTTGTTAAGTTTGCCATAACTAAACCCTGGCCTTTAAATCCGTTTAAATCTACGTTAGCAGGAATGTTGCTTTCTAAATCTTGTAACTGTCCAAGTATTTTACTCTTGATTGATGGATCTAATCCAGATAACTGTGCCGGGTCAATACCAACTCTAGCCGCAAGTGCTGTTGGATCAACATTAGGTATGCCTTGAGTAACTGATGCCACCGCAGAACTTGCTCCGTTTAGTAATCCGTCTGCTTGTCCTTTTAACTGATTAACTTTATCAACTGCTCCGCCAGTTAGTCCTGCAACTGCGGATGCCGCACCTCCAGCATTTGCTACTTGACTTGCAACGCTAGATGCTAAAATAGCAGATGAGTTAGCTGTTGGCAATACTCCATTGACAATATTATTAACGCTAGCTACTGATGCAGGTGCAAGTTTTGAGACGCCGCCAATAATGTTTGATATTCCGCTTGTAGATAATCTAATACCCTGTGCCAGAGAATCTATTCCGTTAAGACTTGCGCCAACGTTAATACCTAGCTGAGGAGCAATAGTTCTTACCTGTCCCACAATATTTTGTACTGCACCGCCAACGCCTGCAATAGAAGTTAAGCCTCCAGTTACTAGGCCAATTGCTCCAGCAATACCGCCACCGGCCGCATTAACAAAGTTAGGAATAGATCCTGCGCTACCAATATCTGGTAATCCTCTAAGCAGACTTGCAACTTGGAAATCGTTTGGTCGTGTTCCGCTAGTCTGTACTCCTGCAGGTGCAATATCTTTAACCTGCTGTTCTCCTGGTTTAGGTGTTGCTTTGTATCCAGAGTCTGTGCTGGTCTTCTTAGCTTCAATTAATTGTCCCGGCATTCTTAACAGTTTAAGATTCTGTTTAAAATTTCCGCCAGCAAAATCTGAAGACACTTCTGTTACTTTATAAATTCCACTGAAGGGCAATATTTGTGCATCAAAGTATACTGAGCCACCTTTTTCAAATGTGTTGTAATCAACTGGTGTGCGCCAATTAACATTAATATAGACTTCTCCGGCATTTATAGGAGCTTCTCCATTTTTAGTAATGCCCTTGTCTGCTAGGTCATGTGTTTGATTTCCAATACCACCGGTAACCAAATAGTAAGGATCGCCAAATATATCAATTGTACAAGTTGCCAAGTCTACTGATTGTACAATAGCATTATGCATTGTTTGAGCAAGAGTATGGTATGGTGTGTTCTGGCGTGATTGCCCTGATAAACCGTTTGATGCAACGAACCCAGCTGGGATTGACATTATTTTAGCTGTTGGATTTTTATTGTCTTTAACTGTTTGTGTATCTGCTTTTGGTGCTTGTAGTTCTTGTGTGTTTGCCGCACCTGCGCCTGTTGCCGCACCGCTTGAATCTCTTTCACCTGTTCTTGGTGGAATAGATTGAAAATACAAATTATTAAATTTTAAATTAAAATTAATAACGTCTTTGTTTTTGCCCATGTACAAATAGTCATAGGTACGTTTAATTTGCGTTTTAATACCTTTGAAATCTGCAATACCTAATTGCTCACCTGGCAATCTTGTATAGTGCATCTTATATGGTACAACAATATAACGATATAGTTTATTCTTTGCTAGTCCTTGAGGATCTACACTACCTTCTAATACTTCAACTTCTGTACGAACCATAAAATAGGTAAGCATTCCGTCACCTTTTTTAATTTCGTCAAGATTTTTAATAATGTCTTTAGTATATTCGCTATCTCGAATTACTGCTTCAATAATTTCGTGTACGTTTGCGCCCTGCGGAAATGCTGTTTGATTTGTGCCCGGCTCGTACTTTATACCTTTGTCCTCAGCCGACGGATTATTTGTTTTGTTTTCTTGACCTTTATATCCAGGACCCGGATTAGGAGCGTCTGGAGTGGCCATTGCAGGAGTTTGATTACCGCGGAGTCCTTGGTTTAACTTGGCCGCAAATATACTACCGCTTTCTGTCCACTCAGGTGTTCTACCGTTTCTCATTGAAACCATTGTAGTTCCAGGAGCTTCTGGTTTGGCAAAATATATTTCAAATTCGTCTCTATTTCTAGACTCGGGGCCTTTTGTTTTCTTAGCGTCTTCGGTTACTGCTTCGTTTAAATTTTTAAACATGTCTTTTAGCAGTTCGCCGACTGTATCGCCTTTCATTTTTAAATCAGATTTTAATTTTCCAATTTCGCCAAATGTTTTTTGTTCGATAGGCGTACAGGTCACGTGATAGGTTGTGCCTTTATCTGTCGTTTCTACTGTAACACCGTTTACTAGTACAGGATAATAGCGTGTGCTATTAGGAATTAACTCAGGACTACCATCAGGGCCAGTTGACTTATCGTTGTATCCGTAGAATTCTAATTTAAAAACAAAGTGTGCGGCTGGATATGTTAGCGCACCGGTTGCTTGGGATGCAACTGATAGGGCTTGCAAGAAGCCGCCCATACTGTAGGGCTCAATTACATCAAAAGAAATTTTGGTAGGTAAAGATGTTCCAGCTTCTTTGGAAAATGCCATTAGGCCTGCAATCTTTACGTTGTCAATAACAAAGTCAAATCTGCCTGCACTTTCTTTGTTAAAACCGTTGATCAAATCAATTACTTCAGAATAGTTTGTAGCGGTATTGTTAATTACGTCTGTGCTTAATTTATTGGTAATTTGAGCAGAACCTTTACCAGAAGATTTTGCAATAATAAATTTCTGGCTAGACTTTTCGTATGACTTAGGATCTGTTAATGCTTTATCTTCCAGCGCACTAAAAGTAAAAACATAGTTCCAAGATCGATAATTGTGCAGTACATTGACTTCACTGCCTTTAAGAATAAAGGGCTGATCTCCACCAAGCGTTGTGCCGGCCGCGCCCTTGTTATTTGTACCAGGAACTGCACCCTGTTGGGCGCCCGCTTGGACCGTTTGTGTGTCCTGATTTGTTTTGACTTCGGCCACGCCTTGTGATTCTGGCATTTATTATATTCCTAATACTGCTTTAAGAGTTGTAATTTTTGGAACGTAGATAATTTTTCCAGGAACCAGATCGTATATTGGATCTTTAATTAGGTCTTTATTTCTTACAGCAAACACCCACCACAAGCCTGCATCTTGATAAAAATCATAGGCTAACAAATCTGGTCTATGCATATATGTTGGTGTAACTGTAAATTGTATATCGTCCGCTTGATATGGAATATCTCTAAATGTTGCAACATCTAGAAACCCTGAAGACTGATCAGTAAAATAATAGGGACTAGTTTTAGCGTATGATGATGACATTATAGATATCCTTTACCTGCCAACGCACCTTGCAACCATTTATCAACACCGTAGCCCATCATTTCTTGTCTACTGTACATGATGTTTAATGTTATTGAAAGTGTGCATGATGTTGGCACCATTGTGTTTCCATACCCTGCTATCCCACGTCCTACCGCAATGTAGTCAACTTGGTCTGGAAGTTCTAATTTAAAATCTGCAACCGATACAGGTACATTCTTAAACTGATAATCACCAAACGCATCTAAGCGACAGATTGGAGGAGGTGCACCAGCATTGGTATCATCGCCCCATTTCATTTTTGTCAATGCTCTAAGTACGTGTTGGGCGGCTAATATGATTGCGGCTTCGTATTCGTTCTGTGCAGTAAACTTACCACTAACTGAAATAGGTCCTACTGAACTGCTCTGAAAGTTGTAAAACTGATAGTTAGAGTGTGTTACTTTATTTTGATTGTATGTTGCTTGGTTTGAAACGCTAACTTGTGGAGTATAAGGAAACAGTATTCCGCCTAGTTGAGCTAGGATGCCGTTAGGGCCTGCGGCAGGACCAACAAGATAGTTAGATGGTATACGCAACTTAACTCGCATGTCTTGAGAAGAACCAAACCCAGCAACGGCCGCAACTGGTTTAGATGGCATTGAACTTAATACACCTCTGCTTGCGCCGGCTTTGTCAAAGTTAATTCCAATGCCGCCGCCAACTGCTTTTAATCCTGTGCCTATTGCAGATCCAACTGAGCTTAATCCTCTAGATGCTCTATCTTTTAAACTCGATAAACTATCTAAAGAACCAATACCGCCACTAATATTACTTGACGATGGATTTGTCACTGACGTGCCGCCAGTTGGATTGTCTAATGCTGTTTGTGCCGCAGTAACTTCTGCATCTGCATTAGTAATATCGTTTTGTGCATCTTCTAATGTTTTCTGTGCGGCTTCTAATTGTAGTTGTGCATCATCTACTGCAACAGGATCTACAGGATCTGCTGTTTGTGCTAGGTCCAATGCATCTTGTGCCTGCTGAACTGCTGTTTCTGCGCCAACGGCTAACTGAACTGCGGCAGTATATTTTGCATTGGCATTGTCTAATGCCGCTTGTGCGGCTGACGGTCCAGTTGCTGTGCCATCTGTTGCAGGTGTTGAACTAGTTGTGCCGTCAGTATTAGTTGTTAATGTACTACCATCATCAAATGTTTGTACTGTTTGACCGCCAGGTAATTGTGAAGTATTTGCTCCAGGTGCACCACTAGGATTAGTTGCTTGGTCTGGATTCTCTTTAAGAGTTGTTTCTGAAGTTGATGCCGGTGTAGTAGTGGCAGGAGTAGGTGCTGTTACACCGGGCTGAGATTCTAATAATTTATTATAATTTGCAATAGAGTCTGGAGATGCGCTATCTGGATTTGCTGTAAATTTAAGTGTGCCACCACTTACAGGATCTGGAATAGAATAAGAAACAGATTTACCGCTATCAATTGATGTTACAATATTTTGAATTTCTAAAGGCGAGACTCCGGATGCAAAAGTTACACCTTTGTACAAATAATTACCGGATACCGGATCTACAATTACGCCACTTGGTAGTGTTGTTGCCATATATTAATTCCTCTATACGTTATTTACCCAGATAAATAATGTGTGCAGTTAATCACATTCCACAAAATGGTTGACACTCCTGTAAACTTTATGTTACAATACTAACTGTAGGAGACAATAATGACCGGTATAATAACAACAAGAAAGGTCAAGTATCTCAATAATAGAGATTTACTTGCAGAAATTCACAAAAGCAAGAACACATATAGTACTTTTGTGAAGCCAGAATATCATCAATACGACATAATTTTAACCAGTTTAGATAAAGTTAACATTAGAACTGTCGCTGATGCTAAACGTGCTAGAGCTAAACGCATTGGTTTAGAAGCTTTTAATAAAGCAAAACTATCAGGTGATAAGAAAGTCAAGTTAGCAGACTGTACGCCAGACTATAAAACTATTGCTAAGACAGATGTCATCATCCGCATTATGACATTTGAACATATTCCGTTAGCACCAGGACGTAAAAAGACTGTAAAAAGCACAGCCGACGGACATGAAAAAGTCAATTTTCCGCCATTTCAACATTGGAAGTTTGACGATGCTGACCAGCTGACATGTGTAGGTAAAAGTCACTGGAAAGGCGGTATTAAGACAGGAAAGTTTTCAAAAGACCACGGACGCATTACAGAAAACCTAGGTAAAATGTATATCAAACTAAGCGAGCGATATGCACAACGCAGTAATTGGCGTGGTTATACCTATATTGAAGAAATGCGTGGGCAGGCTATTTTACAATTAAGCCAAATTGGTCTACAGTTTGATGAGTCTAAATCAGAAAACCCGTTTGCTTACTATACAGCGGCCGTTACTAACAGCTTTACCAGAGTGCTTAATATCGAAAAGAAAATGCAAAACATCCGTGATGACATGTTAGAAGAAGCAGGACTAACTCCATCAATGACTCGACAAAACCGAGAAGAGTTTGCAGAAGAAACTGCTCGTCAAGCAGAGATCTATAAAAACATGCGTATGCCAAAATCCGAAGAAACTCCGGAAGAAGAAGGCGAGGCAGAGGCTTGATCTTAGTCAAATTATCTGCTATACTTTACATAGGAGATTAATATAGATGGGACTTTTTAAGAAAGCCGCGTGTTTTACTGATATACATTTTGGTTTAAAATCAAATAGTCAGACGCATAATGAAGATTGTGAAGAATTTGTCGATTGGTTTATTGCTGAAGCAAAGAAAGAAGGTTGTGAAACAGCAATCTTCTTAGGCGACTGGCATCACAATCGCAATTCGATTAACCTAACTACTCTAGACACTAGCATTAGAAGTCTAGAGAAGTTGGGTGCCGCGTTTGAGCAGTTCTTTTGGTTCCCCGGAAATCATGATTTATTTTATAAAGACAAGCGGACTATACATAGCAGTAGTTTTGGCAAGCACATTCCTGGCGTTACAGTTGTTGACCACATCCTTACCGTCGATGATGTTACTTTCGTTCCATGGTTAGTAGGTGACGAATGGAAGGATATGAAGAAGCTGACCAGCAAATATGTTTTTGGTCACTTTGAATTACCTAACTTCTTCATGAACGCAATGGTGCAGATGCCCGATCACGGAGAACTCCGTGCAGAAGACTTTGGCGCACCCGACTATGTGTTCTCAGGACACTTCCATAAACGACAAGTTAATCAGAAAGTGCAATACATTGGCAATGCATTTCCGCATAACTTTGCAGATGCATGGGATGATGACCGCGGAATGATGATGTTAGATTGGGGTGGCACTCCTGAGTATAAGACTTGGGCAGACGCTCCTAAGTTCCGTACACTAAAATTATCTGATCTTATTGATAAAAAAGACGATATCATGAAGTCTAAGATGTACTTGAAAGTACATTTAGATATTCCTATCAGCTACGAAGAAGCAAACTTTATCAAAGAAGAGTTTACTGCTAGTTACGATATTCGTGAAATGAGTTTGATACAGGAAAAGAACAACGTAGAAGGTACAATTGACGATAATCCAGATGCTAAATTTGAATCTGTTGATCAAATTGTTAGCGAACAACTGATTGCAATTGAGTCTGATGCGTTTGACAAATCACTTTTACTTAATATCTACAATAATCTATGACATTTAACATAAAAAATATAACAGTTAAAAACTTTTTATCAGTAGGTAACCAAACACAAGCAGTAGATTTTGATAAAGAGCATCTAACTTTAGTACTAGGTGAGAACTTAGACTTAGGCGGAGACGACAGCGGAAGCCGTAACGGTACAGGTAAGACTACAATGATTAACGCATTGAGTTATGCTCTGTACGGACAAGCACTTACAAACATCCGTAAAGAAAACCTAATTAACAAAACTAACGGTAAAGCCATGTTGGTTACTGTTGAGTTTGATGTTAACGGTACTGCATATCGCATCGAACGTGGTCGTAAGCCTAACATTCTAAAGCTGTACGTTAACAACGAAGACACAACGGCTGACGACGAGTCAGACGATGACGCACAGGGCGACAGCCGCGAAACACAAAAGCACATCGAGCAACTATTAGGCATGAGTCATTTGATGTTCAAGCATCTAGTTGCACTCAATACCTATACAGAACCGTTCTTAAGTCTAAAAGCCGCGGAGCAACGTGAGATTATTGAACAGTTATTGGGCATTACCTTGCTTTCAGAGAAAGCAGAGAGCCTAAAAGCTATCATGAAGGAAACAAAAGATGCTATCACAGCAGAAACTTTCCGCATTGATGGTGTTAAGGCCGCAAACGAAAACGTACAAAAGAGTATTGACAGTTTGATTTTAAAGAGCTCTGCTTGGGAAAACAAGAAGCAGGGTGATGTAGAAAACCTAAGTCGTGCTATTATGCAGTTATCTAGTGTAGATATTGAAGCAGAATTAGTTGCACATACAGCACTTAAGAAGTGGACTGAAGATAATAACACTATTCGAGAGCTAAACAAGCAACGTGCTACATTAGAATCCGCAGTAGGGCAAGCAGATAGAAGCGTTACCAGATGTTTGAATGATATTAACAAGCTACGTGATAAAACTTGCCCAGCTTGCGAGCAAGAATTGCATGATCACAAGCATGAAGAAATGTCTGCGGACGCAGAAAAGCACTTTGAAGATGCAGTTACATATCAGAAAAAGGTAGCAACTGATTTACAAACAGTAAATGAAGCTATTGCTACTATTGGAGAACTGGGGCGCAAGCCTATAACGTTCTACGAAACAGAAAACGAAGCACTAGGACACAAGAATAATCTAGACAGTTTAGAAAAGAATATGATTGCTCGTGCAGACGAAGCTAATCCATACGAAGAACAAATTGAAGAACTTAAGAAAACTGCTATCCAAGAGATCAGTTGGGACGAAGTAAACGAGTTAACTCGTGTCAAAGACCATCAAGAGTTCTTGTACAAACTGTTAACCAATAAAGATTCATTTGTTCGTAAGAAGATTATTGATCAAAACTTAACCTATTTGAACAAACGGTTGAGCTATTACATTGATAAGATTGGTCTACCACACACAGTCACATTTAAAAATGATCTTAATGTTGAAATTACACAGTTTGGTCAAGACTTAGACTTTGACAATTTAAGTCGCGGTGAGCGAAATCGCTTAATTTTATCATTAAGCTGGGCGTTCCGCGATGTTTGGGAGAACTTGTATCAGCATATCAACCTATTGTTCATCGATGAGCTTATTGATGCAGGTATGGATGCGGCAGGTGTTGAAGCAGGTGTTGCTGTTCTTAAGAAGATGGCACGTGAACGCAACAAGAACATTTACTTGATTTCACACAAAGACGAGTTAATAGGTCGTGTGAATACTGTACTCCGAGTAATTAAGGAGAACGGTTTTACCTCTTACTCAAACGATGTGGATGTCGTTGAGGTCTAATGCTAAACAAATACAACGAGCTTCATGAAAAGTTGTTTACTCAACTAGTGGAATGGTACAACGTACATCAACACTGGTCGAAACGTCCAACTTATGAAAGAGCTTTTGAATTACGCAGAACATTAAAACATCTGCGTGAGATTGAGAAAGAAATAATGGACGAAATCCAAGTAGTCCGCAGAGCTGTACAAGCAAAAAATAAAGAAGTTAGGGAGAAAAATAAAAATGAGCGCAACAATTCAAGCAATTAAAGACGCAGTAACAGCGTGGGAAGCAGAAGACACTAAGTTTGAAAAAGGCAATTCCGCGGCTGGTACTCGTGCCCGCAAAGCATTAGCAGAAGTAAGCAAGCTGATCAAAGCTCGCCGTAATGAAATTACAGAAACTAAAAATGCTCGCAAGGAGGCCAAGACTGCTTAATGTCTTGGACGTATCAAGGTACTTTAGTTGAAGAACTACCTGAGGACTGTATTGGATTTGTTTATCTTATCACAAATACAGTCAACGGGCGTATGTACATAGGCAAAAAATTAGCCAAGTTCTCAAAAACAACATATAAAACCGTCAAGTTAAAAAACGGTAAGAAGAAACGTAAAAAAATCAAAGGCAAAATAGATTCTGATTGGAAAACTTATTATGGTTCCAGTCCTAATCTAACCGCAGACATTACTGCAATAGGCACAGACAAATTCACTCGTGAAATATTACATTATTGCACATCCAAGGCCCTCACATCATATCTAGAAGCAAAAGAACAATTCGAACGCAAAGTACTAGAATCAGACGCATACTACAACGGGCACATTCAAGTTAGAGTCCACGGCTCTCATATCATCAAATCTCAGGCAACTAAAACAGTATAAGCTAGCACAGGCTAAAATCGTGTGCCCATGACAAGGGGTTTAACTACGCCCGGACGGAACTCTCTGCGCTGTACAGAGTACTCAACTACCATCCTTAACAGGACGTCGATCGCAAATGCCGCGATTTAGTTGTTTGAATAGAGTGATTAAGAGCTAAAATGAGGGGACAGTGAAGCCCCGGGTTATTATACAGGATCGCATCTGCGTAATAATCGCCGTCAGGAAAAGACGTAGCTAGGGGTACAGGCTGACCGCCCTGGTAATGCTACAATGCGATGTGACTTGCGTACTCAGATAATGTCAAGTTTTTCTTAGCCCTGTCTGGGCTAAGTGTGACCATTATATCTAGATAATATTTAAAACTGCTTCGCAGTATCTACATATAGTAAATGTTTCAAGCGATAGCGCAGAAACATGTGAGCGTTAGCTCACATAAGTACTTAAAATTAGTATTTGGGTTAAATAAAACATCAAACTATCTAAGTTGGAGTTATAAATGCGTATTGAAGAACTATTAATAGAAAGTCACAATCTTGAAGAGGGTCCTGGATGGGATCAAGCTAAACAGGGCTTAGGTCAAATGGCTCAAGGTGTTGGCAATGTAGCTAAGGGTGCTGTTGCAGGTATTCCTGGTACTGTAGGTGGTGCCGCTAAAGGAGTTGGTGCTGTTGCAGGTGGACTTCGTGGCGCATGGGATAAAGCTAAACAAGGATACAATGCAGGGCGTGCCGCAGTAGGTGGTGATGCAGTTCCTGGTACTCAGCAAGCAGGTGGGCAACAAGCCGCCGCAGGTAGTGCTCCAGTACAAAGTGGTGGACAAGATCCAAATCAATTACGTCAGCAAGGTAAAGCTCTAATCAAACAAGCTGACGATCTAGAAAAACAACAAAAATCACAAGGTCAGCAAGCGCAAGCTGGTCAACAACAAGGTAGTCAAGTAAGTGGTCCAACAGGATCACAAAGCAATGCAGATAATGGTGCAAATGCCGCCCCTACACAAGGCCAAACTCCTCCCGCACAAGATGCAGGCGATGGTAGAGTAGAACCTACAATGGATCCAAATGCGCCTCCAGCTGGTGCTACAGCACAACCTGCTGATGCAAATGCTCAACAGCAAGCGGCTCCTGCAGATGCTACTCCGCAACCAAATGCCGCTCCTGCACAAGGACAACAGCCTGCTCCAGCTCAACAAAAGTTAGATCCAAAAGCACAAAATGCACTTAAAGCTAGATTAAAAGCTGGACAAGGCGCTGGTGCAAAAGTAGGAAGTGGATTTAACAACTATGTAAAAGGTGGCGGTGGTCAAACATTGTCAGGCGCAGATGCTCAAGGTAATCCGGTATTCAAACAAAATGTTAAACGTGAGGACTTTCAATTTGAAAGTAAGTTCTTAGGAATGAGCATTTAATACAATGCATTCAAACAAAAGCCTGCATAAGCAGGCTTTTTTGTTGATTAAAAGAACGGTAGTTTTGTTTCTTTAGTTGTTTCCAGATTCTCTGTAACAATCTCACCAATTAATTCTCGCTGTGTAGGATCAGTAGCATACATTTCATCTAGCGTAATTCCGCCACGCATATACCAACATAGTTTTAACAGTTCGCGGTGTCGGGCCCTTGATTCTTTATCCATGTCATCAACTAACTTGAGTATTTCAGTCATGTTGAGACTCAAGAGCCTCATGCGAAAAAACTTGAATAGTCAAATACGATAGGTAGTTCTCTCATTTTAGGATTAGCAGGATCTTGGCTTAAATTTACGTTCATTGGTTTAACGCTGTTTTTAATCTTTAATTCTTCTAAACGTTTTTTAACAGAATCAAATATTTCTCTATCGCTGTTTTCCATAAACTCTAAAATAAATTCTGAATCTTCAGTTGCGCCCGAGTCTGAATCAATTTTGTATACACAATGGCTGATCATGTTTACAGTTATGTCTGTAAGTTTCTTAAAGCTCTGTGTAAAATATTCTAGACGTTGATCTTCTGTTAGCTTGTCATCTTGCACTATTTGTAAGATACGTTCGCTTTCAAAGTCAGCTAGATTATTTTTATTTTGTGTTTTGTAATCTAACGGACGCACATACAACACTAGATTATCACGCACTTCAATGCGCTCATCCCATGTAATGTCTTCTTGTAGTTGATCAAGAATAGTACGCAAATCAATTTCATATTCGCCTTGTCCGCCTTCAATATCTTCGTGAGTTACTTGCAATGGCATCATGTGTCCATAAGTTGCAATACGGATAGCAATTAGAATAACATCTATGTCGATGCTAGGACAACCCCACGGATCTAACACGTTTGGCATACAGCTTTTGATCACATCAATAACTGCCTGACCGTTAATTAAAGCGTCCGGAGTCTTTAGTAACAGTTCGTCTTTGGCAGTCATAGAGAAAACAGGATAGTCTCCGTTTACGCTCATGTTTAGACTGCCCTCTGGCCACCACTTGCCGTTACTGGGCAATTTGATGTAGATCTTTGGTTGTCGCATGTGCGATAAAAGCGGGTTGACTTTTTTAGCTGTTGTATCCATATTTTTTCTCCGAATAAATAACTTAACAAACGTGTGAATGTATTTATGTACCACTATAACCAAGGAAATTAAATGGCCGCAGTAACCGGAACCCTAGGTGGTCAACCCATTGTACTAGACAATGCGGCCACTGAAGAAACGCTAAAACAACTCCTTGCAGTAATGCGAGGGCAATCCAAAGCCGGTGCTACTGCCGGAGGCGGAGGTGCGGGTGCTGGTCTAAATGATCTTCAAAAGAATTTTGGTAGTCTTGGTAAAACTATGCCAGGTGTTAATAAAGGCATAGGTGATTTTAGCAAAGCACAAAGTCTAGCTAATGCTGGTATGAAAGCCATGGGTAACAAAATGCCAGTGTACGTGCAGGCTATCATAGGAGTTACACAAGCTCTTACTGAAATGTTTGGCGGGTTAACTAAACTAACCAAGCAGGCCTATGACGGCGATGTTAAGATGTCAGACTTCTTTGATGCGTTCAAAGGAATCCCACTTATTGGTGGACTCATTGAAAAGATGGGTGCGCTGGCAAAAATACAAGAAGAGAATTTACGTGCATTCAGAGCTATGTCCAAAAGCGGTGTTGGCTTTGAAGGCAGTCTAACCACATTACGAACTAGCGCACTTGCATTAGGAATGACTGTAGATCAGTTTGCGGCCACGATGAGTCGTAACACAGATGTGTTCCGTATGCTCGGTGGTGATGTTGAAACAGGTGCTAAACAGTTTGTAAAATTTGGTGCGGCACTTCGCGACAGCCAAGCAGGTAGCAACTTACGTTCATTAGGTATGAGCGCAGATGATAGTGCAAATGCAATGGCCAACTATATTCGTAACCAAGGCGGACTAACTGAAAGACAAAAGAAAGACTATGCAGGTGTTGCAAACTCTGTAGCAGAATACGCAAAGCAAACAGATAGACTTGCCAAATTAACTGGTACTAGTGCTGAAGAAATTGAAAAGAAAATGGCCAAGGAAGCACAAGACGAAGCTTGGCAAGCAACACTACAAGGCATGGACGAGAAAGATCGTGAAGCCGCAAACGAAGCTCTTAAAGTTGCAATGGCTACCGGTGGACAAGGTGCAGTTGATGCATTAAAAGCCAAAATGATGGGCTTGCCTCCAATGACAGAAGCAGGTCAAAAGTTTGTTGCAATGAGTGGTAATGCTAGTAAACGTCTAGAAGAAATGCAAGCTGTTACTAAGAGTAATATGAGCGCAGAACAAAAACGTCAAAAGTTAGAAGAGCTTGGCGCTATGTTACAGTTAGATCGTGCCAGAGATGCAGAAGCTATCGGTATTCAAACTCTACAAGCAATGGCCGCGCAAGGTGATCAAAACGCCATTGCTATGTTAAAAGCCAGTAACGACATGAAAAAAGCTGGCGTAACAACTTACGAGGGCGCAATAGCTAACCTTAAGAAAGCTACAGATTCACAAAACGCACAAATGAAAAGTCAAGCAACAGCAATGGCTGATGCAGAAAATGCTCTAAAGAATCTTGGCAAAGTTATGGATGCGTTTATTGCTCCGTTGTTAGATGTGCTTACTCCATTAATGAGTAGCGTGATACAAGGCTTTGCTAATTTTATTAGCGGACCTGTTATGACCAAACTATTAAGTTTTGCGGTAACTGTTGAAAAGACTGTTAAGTCAGTTATGGAATGGGCTGACAAAGTATTCAGTAAAGAAAATATATTGAAGATTACTAACAATATTGCAGACTTCTTTGCAGGCTTATGGATTGATATTAAACGCGGGCTTGCGGCTAGTCTTGGTAAAGTTGGTGATGCAATCTATAGTGAAGCAGATGCTAAACGTGATAAAGAAGCATTAGCTAAAAAGACAGCGGCTACCGAAGCCCAACTAACTGCCGAAGGCGAACTACGTAGGAAAGAAGAACAGTTTACTCTAGCCAAGCTAGCTATGAACGGCGAAGCATTGGCCGCAGAAAAGAAATCAATTAGCGACAAACAAGCAGAAATTAAAAAACTTGGCGATACTGATACTAAAAATATGTCTGCATTAGAAAAAATGCAGTTAGAGCAGAAACGATCAATGCTTCAGAAAGAAGTAGATGCACAAAATAGTACGTTAGCTAAAGTTGAAGAGATGCGTAAAACCGGAGAAGCAGAGAAGCTTGATAAAGAGCGTAAAGCACTTGAAGCTACTATTGCAGAAAAGAGTAAAGAAACTACTGCACCCGCAAATCCAGGTACGGAAAAACCAAAATACGCCAACGGTACAGGTGGATCCGGTGACGTATTACAAGACTTTGGTAAAGGTAAAGATGTTACATTACATGGCGAAGAAGCCGTGTTAAACAAAGAGCAATTAAAGAATTTGATTGCAGGAACGAGCAAAGGCGGAAATCAAGATGCGCTTGTATCAGCCCTAGAAACGTTAAATATGCAAACAGCGAAACTAATTGCTCTTAATACCGAGCAAGCAAAGCATCAAAAAGATTTGCTAAACAAGATGACCTGGACAGGCAACTTGTTTGAATAAGGAATAATATAATGGCTTGGAAAAAGTATTTTACACCAGTATCAACTACAGGGCAGTTAGGCCCAATTAGTGGTGGTAGTGGTGGTGCCACACCTGCAAGATCTAACTACTCAAGCTATCTTCCAGATGTTTACTCAGGACATCCAAACCGTTTAGAACGTTACGGTCAGTACGATACAATGGATACTGATAGTGAAGTTAATGCGGCATTTGATATCCTGGCAGAATTCTGTTCTCAACAAAACGATGAGAACATGACTCCGTTTCAAATTGAATTTAAAGACAAAGCCACAAGTACAGAAATTAAAGTTATTTCAAAGTACCTACAGCAGTGGACTAAGTTAAACAAATTTGATACACGCATCTTTAAAATTGTTCGTAACGTATTCAAGTACGGCGACAGTTTCTTTGTACGTGATCCAGAAACCCAATCATGGATGTATATTGATCCTGCAAAAGTAGATAAAATTATCGTGAACGAATCAGACGGTAAAAAGCCTGAACAGTATGTAATTCGCGATATTAATCCAAATTTACAATCATTAGCCGCAACACAGATACAACCAACAGCTGGTACAAGCGGTGGTGGCTTTGGTGCAAACTTTGCACAAGGTGGCGCACAACAACGTGGCATGACAGGTAGCTACGGAGCAGGTGGCGCAACACAAGGCGGCTCTGGTAGCAGATTTATGCAACAGCAAAATCAATGGGCTATTGATGCTAAACACGTTATCCATATTAGTCTAAGTGAAGGCTTAGACAACAACTTCCCATTTGGTAACAGCCTAATGGAAAGCATTTTCAAAGTATACAAGCAGAAAGAATTGCTTGAAGACAGTATCATTATCTATCGTGTACAACGTGCTCCTGAGCGTAGAGTGTTTTATATTGACGTAGGTAATATGCCAAGTCACTTGGCCATGGGCTTTGTTGAACGTATCAAGAACGAAATCAATCAAAGACGTATTCCTAGCGTAACAGGCGGCGGAAATAGTGTAATTGACGCCAGTTATAATCCTCTAAGCATAAATGAAGATTACTTCTTCCCACAAACTGCTGAAGGTCGTGGGTCTAAGGTAGAAATTCTACCTGGAGGTACAAACTTAGGAGAAATAGATGACTTACGCTATTTTACAAATAAACTTTTTAGGGCTTTACGTATTCCGTCAAGCTACTTACCTACCGGTTCAGATGATGGAGGTTCTAACTTCAATGATGGCCGAGTGGGTACCGCTTATATCCAAGAATTGCGTTTTAACAAGTACTGCGAGAGATTACAGAGTTTACTAAACGGTAACTTTGATACAGAGTTTAAGTTATTCTTAAACAACAAAGGTGTTAACATTGACCCTAACATCTTTTCAGTTAAGTTCCAAACTCCGCAAAACTTTGCTAGCTATCGTCAAACAGAAATGGATGCGGCTCGCATCAGCACATTTGCTAGCCTAGTTGAAGTTCCATTTATCAGTAAGCGTTTTGCTCTAAAACGCTTCTTAGGACTAAGCCAAGAAGAAATGGCAGAAAACGAAGAGCTATGGAAAGAAGAAAACATCGACTTCAAAGACGAGTTATCTTCAAGCCAAGAACTACGTGGCGCAGGTATTACAGCTGGCGGCATTAGTAGTGACATGGATTCTATGGGCGAAGCAGATACCGGCGAAGACGGTATGGACCCTGCAGACATGGCACCAGAAGGTGAAGGTATGCCTGGCGCACCGGGTGGAGCTCCTGCGGGAGGTTCTACTCCAGCACCTACTGTCTAATTTGGTAAATACTCCTATGCTACTAAACGAGTTTATCTATTTTAACGAAACTGATCGTGATCAAAAAGATCAAGATCGCTATGATCCCTTTGACGATAAGAGTATCCTAAAGTCTAAGGATCTACGTAAGACTAGATTAACCCTGCGTATGATTAACAAACTACGCAAAGCAGGCGAAGCACGTGATAAAGAACAAAAAGAAGACCTTGTTCTTGTTCGTCAAATGTACGCTATGCCTGAACCAGAAGCTGGGGCACCGGCTTAAAATTAAGTTATCTGATTACTTCGATATCAAGAAACTTAAATATTTTTGCAGAAAGACTTCAAAAGTCGTCAAAACTTGCCCCATCTAAAGTCAAAAACGGCCGTTTTTGGCCTATTTCCCATAAGTTATTAACCTCGATGTTAAAAATATGCTGACAGCCTTGGATTATTACGAATACGATTTAAGGAGACCCCGCAAATGTCGAAATTTGACC